TTGAGATATGAACTCGTTTAATGTGCTCATCTTGATTTCCTTACTGAGTCTGCCCAGACAACTTGTTTATTTGCTCCTGCAAATCTTTCAACAGGAAGCATCATTGCCGTAGACCAATCTCCAGCTGGGACAAGTTTGAATTGAGATCTTACGTGATTGTCTAGATAGTGCTTAACGCACGGTTTAGCCAAATTAAATTTTGATAGACCTGCAATTGTTGCCCAAGAATATCTAATTTTTGTTGTTTCGTCCATCTTTGTGTTTGAAGCGAAAACCATAAGTCTGTCTAATAACCTAACACGCAACTGATATGGTAAGTAGTGCATATTCAACCCCATGAATCCACCTGGAACTTTGGCGTATGGAAAAACCATAGGGAACATATCGTAATATGGTAACGTATCCTTTGTTTTAGGATCGTAAAAAAACATGTAGAGTTTACCAGGAATTATCCTACCCTTTAACACTTCTGGGTTGTTGTTCATCACCTTATTTGGTGTGAGGTATCTCTGCTGTTTATTTAAAAGCAGTGCTTGTTGCTCGAACCATGTTTTAGATTTTCGAGAGATATCAGGATCTACTCTAAATCGGTCAAACAGGTCTTGAAAAGATTCTTTTTTGGCCATATTCCTATTTATTTACTTTGTGCAAGACCAAGTTCATATTCGGTAATTATCTTAAAATGCCAACCCCTATCTTTAGCGTAAGAATCAGCAGCTTTCCACTTTGCTTGGTTAACAACAAAGGTAGCAGATTCTGTAAGATACCTTTGGGTTCTTCTTCCAGGATATTCTGGTGGTTGGGTTTGTTTATGAGGTTTAATTTCTACCAAATACGTGACAAGTTTCCCAGAACTATCCCTTGTTTGTATTCTAAAATCTACAAAATAACGATGTATTTTTTCATCGATTGGGGATCTATAAGGAATAACTGTTTCTTCTGACGACCATTTTATGATTGAGCTGTTCCTGTCGCACCAAGATGCGAATCTAGTTTCCCAGCTGGACCTCATAATGATATTTGTGGGGTCGCCATCATATTTTTCGGGTTGTAAAGGTTTAAATTTTCTCTTGTGAAACATAACTAAATAATAGAAGGTGTACTCCAACAATACATATTTAGAGACTTAAAAGATGGCCACTCAAACCAACCCTAACGAATTTACTGCTGCAGATGGTAGTAAGTATAAGATCGATCAGCTAACCTATCCGAGAGATCTGATCGGTAACTACAGCGAATATGGTGAAAGTATGATTCTTTTTAACATTAATGTTCTTGAAGAATCTAAACTTGGTAAATCTAATTCAGACAATTTCGTACAAGATTATACGCCAAGTATCCGTAGCGAGTTTATTGCTCAAGGGTATTCGGAAGAAAGAGTGGCAGGTGCGTTTACCCTCGCCACTGGAATTACAGGTGCAGGTGGAACTGCTGCAGCAACGAGCAGCGATCCATTACTTGGTGGGCTAATAGCTGCTGCAGCAGGTGCTCGTGTTAGTACTTATGTTGCTCCAAAGAGTGGAAAATTTACAAGACCAGTAAAAAGACTAAAAACTGCTATTGCTTTACATATGCCAAATCAGTTACAGGTTCGTTATGGTATGAACTGGCAAGATAAAGATTTGTTAACTGAAACTGCAGCAGTCGAATCGTTATCTCCTGGATCAGTTGCCATGGCTGGCGCTGGTGCTCTTGGCGCTAAATTATTGGGAAATAGTCCAGCGAAGGGAGCAGCGCTTGGTTATGGTGCAGCAAACGTAATTGGTAAACCAGGAATGACAAGTGCTATTGCTTTAGCAAATCTTCCTGGAGGTGACGCACTTTCAGCTGGCTCAGGTGTAGCTGCTAATCCAAAGAAAGAACAAATATTTAAAGGTGTTGATTTTAGAACATTCAACATCAACTATGAGTTTTATCCTCGTAGCCCCGAAGAAGCCAAGAACGTCTTAGCGATTATCTATCAATTTAAATACCACATGCATCCTGAATATAAAGATGATGCGTTCTTGTTTTTATATCCATCTGAGTTTGATATTTTTTATTACAAGGGTAAGGGATTGAACAACGCAATACATAAACACACTTCTTGTGTATTGAGCGACATGACGATTAACTATACGCCAAACGGACAGTATACAACTTTCCCAGATGGAACTCCAACACAAATTAACGTACAAATGACGTTCAAAGAGTTGGGCATTCTTACTAAAGATAAAATTGAAATGGGTCTATAATGTATTTCGATAAATTTAGAGAAATTTACTACGATTTCAATACTGGTAAAAAGAACAACGATTTAATGGTTGTAACGGACGTAACACAAAATGTTCGTTTTAGAAAAGCCATAGTAGAAAATATTGTACAATGGGAATACTATTATTTGAAAGATGGCGAAACTTTTGAAATGGTTTCGGAAAAATTATATGGTTCTCCATTATATCACTGGGTGCTTATGATATTGAATGAAAGATATGATTACATAAATGATATGCCAATGTCTCAACCACAATTAGATGCTCATGTAATTAAAAAATATGGAATCAGCAATATTAATGCTGTACATCATTATGAAGATGCAGATGGCAACATCGTTAACTCTGGCGTAGGAACTACAACGATTTCTAATACTCTACATGAAGATAGAGTTAATGAAGCGAAACGAAAAATTAAAATATTAGCGCCAGCAATTTTATTTACCGTACTTGAAACTTATAGGAAGTTGTAATGTCTGGATTAACTGGTTTACGAGCAGCTGGCTCAGTAAATATTGAAACGGCGATCGTAAGATCTGCCAATGGATATACTCAAGATGTAAAGGGGCAGATTGTTCAAGTAGAAGTATTTGAGGATATGTTCTCACCATTTATTACGGGAACTATTGTTCTTAGCGATGCGTTGGATCTAGTAAACTTCTTTCCATTTATTGGCGAAGAATATTTACTATTAAAAATTGCTACACCATCTTTTACCGAAGCTGCACGAATAATACAAGGTGAATTTTATCTATTTAAGATGGATCAAAGAATCCTCTTAAACGATAAGAACCAAGTATATGCCATTCATTTTATTTCCAAAGAAGCCATCGTTGACTTAAACTTCAAGATTAGTAAATCGTTTGAGGGTGTTTGTAGCGACATCGCTAGAAGATTAATTGGAACACCAGAAGGGTTAAACTCAGATAAAGTTTGTAGATTCGAACAATCAAGCAATAAAATCAGATTCGTTGCTAACTTTTGGCCACCGAGCGCATGTTTAAACTATCTAAGTAAAGTTGCAGTAAGCGACAAATCTAATAGCACTTATCTGTTCTTTGAGAATAGAACTGGATTCAACTTCTTAACTGTAAACGAATTGTTTAATGGCGAAAAATTTCAGGATTTTATATTTGACAATAAAACTAGAGATTTTACATCGCAGGGGACTAACACACCAAACCCAGATGAAGCGTATAAACGTGTATCAGAGTTTAGAGTAGAAAAATCTTTCGATTATATGCAAAGAACTAGAGCAGGTATCTATGCTTCTAAAATGATAACTCACGATTTTGTTAGTAAAAAATATTCGGTTAGAAATTACAACCTGTTAAAAGATTTTCCTAATCACAATCACTTAAATAAATTTCCTATCGCATCAACTCGTGTTCCTGTAGCACCGAATGCTTTGCAGATGCACGAACAAAAACACTTTGGCGTATATACAGATTATAATGATATTACTAACACGAAATTTGCACAGCAAAGATTATCTTTAATGGGGCAAGCTGAATCTTTTAAAGTTCAGATTGTAGTTCCAGGTAGAACAGACTATACCGTTGGTATGAAAGTAAATTTAACTACCTATAAAACAGAACAAGCATCTGCTCAAGAGAACCTAGATAACTTGATAGATAAAGTTCATTCAGGTAATTACTTGATTGCTGCGATTAATCATGTTATAGATAAAGAGTCGCATACGTGTCACATGGAGTTAATTAAAGATTCTATGATTATTGATTTGGATAAGGGTGGGGTTTAATGAAAAGTTTAATGTTTCATACTGGTGTTGTTGAGAGTCGTGACGATCCATTAAGACTTGGACGTTGTAAAGTTCGAGTAGTAGGTGTTCATACAGAAGATACAGCTCTTCTTCCAACAGAAGATTTACCATGGGCATTCCCTATGCAGCCGATCAACTCTGCTGCGATGAATGGTATTGGTTATTCACCAGTAGGTCCAGTTCCAGGTACTTGGGTAATTATTGCATTCCAAGACGAAGCAAAACAATTCCCTATTATGATGGGTACTATTGGTGGAGTGCCACAAGAAAGTTTATATGGGCAGATTGATATTGATGATGGTAATATCAATCTTACACCAAAAGATGAATCAGTAGTAGCTGAATTAAGAACAGTTCCAAGAACTATTGGTGGTACTAATCAATTAACATTCTACGATCCAAATGGGCAAATAACAGACTTCACATCAAAACTAGCAGAAAAGATGAGAGTCTTTGGCGCTGGTGTTGAACAAGAAACTTTAATTGAACAGATTGTCTCTCGTGATACAATTAGAATCAATAAAACTTATGGTGGTAACGGTGAGAACATTATTACCATCAAAGTCGCACCAACAAACTTAGATGCAGTAAAAGAAAGTAGATCTGGTCAAGAGGAAACACTTAATACTAGTGGGTCTACGACTAACATTACCACCAACAACAATACTGTAAATAGAACACCAGCGCAAAGCGCAAATACTACTACCGCAACAAATACTGCGCCATCTACCACACCAGCAGAAGCGCCAGCTTCCTCTCCTGTTAATGACGCTATTCCTACAGTACCACCTAAGAAATATCAGAAAAACTTAGCAGTACAAACAGCTTCTATTAAAGCAATGATTGCTGCTTGCGATAAAGTTGGATTGACATCAAAGGCGCAAAAGTGCGCTTTACTGGGTATTGCTGGTGGCGAATCAACATGGCAACCATTATTTGAAAACACATCTTACAGCGAAAGTCGTTTTAGACAAATTTTCCCAGGAATTACAAATAAGCGTCCAGAAGAAGAATGGAAAAAGTATATCAATTGGTCTGCCGATAGACAAGGAAGAGAAGGATTCTTCAGTTATATTTACGGTCCAACAACACGTGGTAAAGGATTCTTTGATCACGTTAACGATGCAGAAGGTGGTAAATATTACGGACGAGGTTATATTCAATTAACAGGTAAGTCTAACTACATTAGATACAATAATCTTGCTAAGAAATTTGGCTTGAACATTGACATTGTTAATAATCCTGATTCTCTTAATGCAGACCTTAATGTTTGTGCTATCGTTGCTGCGCTATATTTGGTTGATCGTGTTCCTAAGAAAACACCTAACGATGCAAGATATTTTGAAGTAGCAAAAAGAGCAGTTGGTATTAACTCGCCAGACATTGGCGCTAGAAAAAAAGAATTCTTTGAATATTTCTATGGCGAAAAATCGCAAAGCGTAGCTGATAAACAAGCATTACCTACAGTCGATCCTGTTACTAATGGACCAGCTGCATCAGAAGCATCAGCTGGCACCGATTCTGCTGGTACAGTAATCCCTTCTCCTTCTGCAGCTGAAAGTAAGTTTGGTTTTAGAGATCCTAATGGAAAATATCCTTTGGGGAATTTATTAAATGAACCTGACACTAATAGACTAGCAAGAGGTGTTTTTAAAGGCACTGTTATTGAAGTAAAAGATGGTCTAAGAGCATTGCAAGTACCAACAGCAAACGGAGCATCATGGGATCAACCAGAAGCGCCATATGGTGGACAATATCCTTACAACAAAGTTTTTGAAACAGAATCTGGACACGTCATGGAGTGGGATGACACTCCAGGAAACGAACGACTAACATCTTTCCATAGAGCAGGAACATACTCAGACATTGATGCTGATGGTACACGTGTCGATTATATTAATGGCGACAGTTATACTGTTATGTCTAAAAACGGCAATCTCTTTGTTTGGGGTACTTGTAATTTAACAGTCGGTGGGCAAGTAAACATTCTATGTCAATCAGACGCAAACATTAAAGTAGAAGGTAATGCTGAAGCCATATTTGGTGGCAACTTAGATTTTGGTGTTGCTAGAAACTTGAACATGGCAGTTGGTTCTGACTTCTCGCTTAAAGTTGGAGGTAACTTAGATATTGATGTTGGTGGAAGTGCCTCTGCTGCTGTTAAAGGTAATCTTGGTATAGCAGTTACTGAATTGACTGACATTAAATCTACAGGAAGTGTAAGATTTAGTACTGATTCTGCTATGGAGATAAAATCAGGTGGAGCTATGCGTCTTGATTATTCAAGAGGTGACTTTGGTAATGGTGCTAACGAGGCTACGCCAAAAGCACCAGCAGACGCAACAGCACTTGTAGCACCACCTGTTGGTAGCCCACTAGGTAACAGTGCTCCTCCGCTTGAAGGAAGAGAACGTACATCGGATAAAGAGAAGGCTGGTGAAACAGAAGAAGATCTAAACTCACCAGAGGGAAGAAAACTTAAGAACGATAAAGAATCTGAAATTGCTGGTCGTGATAATACAGCTGCGCCAGCAGAAACTGCTCCAGCCCCATCGGGTGGAGCACCAGATCCAAAATCTAAAGTTGATTGCGCAGTTATCTTCTCAAGTGAAAGATTTACTGACAGCTATAAACTAACGAAGAACTTTACACTAGGTATGTGTATTGATGGTGGTGTTGGTGGTCGTCATAGATTACAAAATCAATCGCTAACAGATTTCTTGCAATTTAGAGATGCAAAACAAGAACGTATATACACTCCACAAGAAATTGTTTGTAACTTGGCAAACCACGTCCATGCATGTTTAGAACCATTGGTTGATGCTGAAATTGTACCACAAGGTATGGTTGGTTATAGGAAAGGTCTATGGGGTATCAACTCTGGTTATCGCTTGAAGGGTGTCATTGGACCAATCGAATCAGCTACATCACCACACTGTAAGGGACAGGCTCTTGATATTGGCTTGCGTGGTGGCGATCGCTATAAGAGAACTTATGAGATGGTTCAGCTAATCGAACGTGCTATTCCATATGACCAAATTATTCTTGAATATGATAACCCTGCTTCAGTATGGATCCACATTGGATATAACTACAAGGGTGGCAATAGAAAAATGGCGTTTACTATGTCTAGACACGCTACGTATCAAAGAGATGCTAAGGGTTTCCCTAAAGGATTTGTTTTACTAGAACCAGTAAATGGCGTATTTCCCAAGAAAGGATAATTAATGTTTTATCCTTCTGACTCATTATTGGGAACAGTTTTGGAATATCAAAACTTTAATTTTTCCATATATTATGAAGAATCAATTACCAGCGGAACACCTGTTGGTTCTGGTGGTACTGGAACAACTACTACCGTTACACGCTATCCTGTAACAATAACCTTTAATGAGGAAAATCCTAATACGGTAACAAAGACGGATGGCGACCCAGCTTCAATATCTGGGTATTATTATGATGCGTTTGACAATAGTTTGCAGTATAGGACGCCACAAGATACCTTCGTTACGGTAGATAAGTTTGAAAAGATTGATCAAAATGCTCTATCTGAAATGATCTATTATTTGGCAGACCAAAGAAGAACAATAGATTATACTTATACTGCAAAAGCGATGGACGGAACTACCGTAAAGGCTATAAATATCTATACAATAAAAGTACAAAACGACTGGACTAATGGTAAAAATACTCTCCAGACTTATGTGGGATATACAAGATAATGCCAGCAGTAGTTAGAATTGGCGATCAAAGTACAGGGCATGGTTGTTTTCCACCAACCCCTATGCTCGCAACACCAGTATCTAAGACTTATGTCAACGGTATAAAAGTTGGGGTAGTCAATAATGCTTCCTACCACGCTACCCATTCTTGTGGAATTACTACCCATGCTCAACCAGCAGCAAGAGCGCATACATCAGGATCGGGAAATACCTTTATTGAAGGAAAAGCTGCTGCAAGAATCGGAGATAACATTGCCTGCGGTGACGCTATTGCTCAAGGATCTCCAAACACCTTTATCGGTGGATAATAAATAAAGATATGGCAAATAATACAAGAACCTTCGTAGACTTAGATCTAAATTTTACAAAACATCCAGTCACAGGCGATGTTTCTGTTAGATTAGATGAGAATGCCATCAAGCGTTCAATAAGAAATTTAATTCTAACCAAAAACTTTGAAAGACCATTTCATAGCGAAATTGGCTCACAAGTTTCTGCCCTAATGTTCGAACTTGCCGATCCGTTTACAGAATCAGTTATTAGACAGAACATTATTGATGTAATTAATACCTTCGAGCCACGTGTTGAATTGATTGATGCTCAGGTTACTTATGACGAGGGTAATAACTCTGTTGATGTCAGAATAGATTTCAAGATTTTAAACACATTTACTCCAATAACATTGGATTTAGTTCTAGAGAGAACCCGATAAATGGCTAACAATAACAAAAGAATTAGAGTTGGTGAACTTGACTTTGATGGAATCAAAGACAATCTAAAAGAGTATTTAAAAACTCAAGATCAATTTAAAGATTATAATTTTGAGGGTTCAGGTCTTTCTGTTCTCTTAGACGTACTTGCATACAACACTCATTACAATGCTCTTTATACAAACCTAGCAGTGAATGAAATGTTCTTAGATTCTGCAAGTAAACGTGATAGTGTAGTTTCTATTGCTAAGATGCTTGGTTACCTACCACGTTCAGCTAAATGCGCAAAGGCTACTGTAAATATTAGAATTGTTGCGACAGGTTTAACACCACCACCATTTGTTACTCTCCCAGCTGGTACATCTTTTGTTACAACAATCGATCAAAATACATACTTGTTCTATAACAGAGAATCATACAGTTCTGCTTTGATTGGTGGAGCATATACGTTCAATGGGGTTGTTCTTACTGAGGGAAAACCTTTAGAGTATCGTTTTGTTTATGAGGATACATTACGTTTTGTAATTCCAAATAAAGATGTTGATATCGACACATTATCTGTTCGTGTTCAAGAAAGTTCGACTGGCGCATTTACTACCTACAATTATTCTAATAAGATTACATCTGTTGAAAAAGATACAAGAGCGTATTTCCTAAAAGAAGTTGAGGATGGAAAGTACGAAATTTATTTTGGTGATGGAATTATTGGCTATAAACCATCATCAGGTAACACCGTTTTAATTAACTATGTTAAATCTTCAAAGGCAGTAGCTAATGGCGCAAGTACATTTAATATGCAAGGAAGTACGGCTAATTTGGGTACTGTAACTATTACAACTACATCACCAGCAGTTGGTGGAGCCGATCCTGAATCTATTGCAAGCATTAAAGCAAATGCTCCTGTTAATTACTCTGCTCAAAATAGAGCAGTAACTGCAGAAGATTATAAAGTAATTCTACCGCAATTATATTCAAACGTGGATACCATTTCAGTTTGGGGTGGCGAAGAAAACGACCCTCCAACTTACGGTAAGGTGTTTATTTGTGTTAAACCAACAACAGGCGAAACATTAACACCAGAGACTAAAGAGAAAATTAAGACTGAAGTATTGAAAAGTAAAAATGTTGTTTCTATTATTCCAGAACTTATTGATCCAGAATATCTAAGAATTTTAGTAACCTCAACAATCTATTATAATCCTATTACTTCAAACATAGCAGGCACTAGTATTGAGACTTTAGTTAGACAAGCCATCGTCAATTTTAATCGAACAGAATTAAACAAATTTGACAGTGTAATGCGTTATAGTAGATTGTCTAGCGTTATTGATTCTGCTGCCGATGGTATTGTAAACAGTAATACAATTATTAGATTGTCTAGATCGATCGTTCCTGTATATAATCGTGTTCAGTCATACGCAATCAATATCGGAAACCCAATTTACAGTGAAGCAGGAATTACTGGTAATATTGTAAGTAGTGGTTTTAGCATTCCTGGTTCAACAACTACATTTTTCGTTGAAGATAATGGACTTGGATTTCTAAGAAGATTCTCTGTTACTTCAACAGGGCAGAAAATTATCAGTCCAGGAACAGTAGGAACTGTTAACTATAAAACAGGAAAGATTCTGTTACAAAGTATAAACATCGATGCAGCAGAAGATAATTTAATAACCTTTACAATTAGACCAGCATCAAACGACGTAGTTTCTGTAAGAAACCAACTAGCAACCATCAAAGAAGAATCTATTGTTCTAAGGGCGATTGAAGATAAGGTTGCTTCTGGCGAAACTACTGCTGGAAACTATGTGTTTACATCAAATACCCTATAATTAAATGGCACTTGTAAAAACTAAAGTCTCTACAGTTGTACCTAGACAAACTCCCCAGTTTGTCAGAGAAGACCATCAAACTTTTATTGCGTTTTTACAAGCGTACTATGAATGGTTGGAGAGTCAATATCAGGTTCGTGAATTAGAAAACATTCGAGATGTTGACGCAACTCTTGATGACTTTATTGGCCAATTTAAAAATGAAATTTTAAATCAACTTCCTGATTACGTTTTAAACGACAAGCGTTATCTAGCAAAAGTTGTTCAAGACGTTTATCGTTCAAAGGGTACAGCTAAATCTTATGAGTTTTTATTTCGAGCTGTATTTAACGAAACACCTCAACTATATTTTCCAAAAGTGGACATGCTTCGTGTCTCAGATGGTAAGTATAGTCAAAAATCAATTCTTCGTGTTAGCGCAATCTCAGGAGATCCCTTAGACTTATTGGCGCAAACGATTGTTCAGTATAATGAGTTTGGTGCAGTTATTTCTTCAGCACGTGTTGAAAACGTAATTGCAGAACAGCAAGGAGCAACCCTTGTTTATTCATTAACACTAAACGCAGATTCTATTATTGGAACATTTGGAACTACCTATAACATTGAAACAACTGGAACACCAAAAATTATTTGTAGATCGAGACAAGGTGTTACTTCATTCAGTGCAGTCAATGGTGGTTCTTACTATCAAGTAGGCGACCCAGTTTCTGTTGTTGCTGGTATCGGTACAGGAGCACTAGCAGAAGTTTCTGAGATTTATAATAACGGCAGTGTTACAGGTATTGTTATTGATACACCTGGAAAAAATTATTCAGTTGGTCAAGAACTTATTTTTAATAATTCAGGTACAGGTGGTGCGTCAGGTAATTCACTTGTCTCTGCTCGAGCAGTTATTTCATCAGTAAATTCACAAGGTGGAATTACTGGCGTCAAACTTTTATCTGGTGGTAACTTCTATACCAAACTTCCATTAGTATCTGCGCCAACCTTACCACCTGTTGTTCCACCTGCAACTACAGGTGGAGCTGTATTATTAGCAGTATCAGATAACATTGGTAGAATTACAAAATTAAACATACCATCATTTGGTCTTGATTATGAAAACCCACCAAATGGTATACCCCCAGCGTATGTGATAATGAAAGGTGTTAGTCCAGAATTTTCTATTGGCGAAATTCTGAGAGGTGCACCGCAATCAATTTCTACGGAAACAGATGAAGAATTATTACTAGAGTCTGGCGATAAATTTCTCCTTGAGGGTCAACAAGAACCAGAAGGTTTGTTAGTTGAAGCCGATACTGATAGAAACTTATACAAGATGTATCCAGTTACGGATAGATTTAGTTTTGCTCTAGAAACATCTGGTGCATTGCTATCTGAAGATGGCAATCCTTTCGTTACAGAAGACTCAGCAGAGTTCTTACCTAATATGACAGTTGAGGGTTGGGGTACAACAGGTGTTGCTAAGAGTGGTTCTAAAGGTAAAATTGCTTCGATCAATCAAGCAGAATTAAAGGGTGCTGTAGGAACTATTGGTAAAACACTTGGAACATTTATTAATGCTGATGGTAAAATCTCAGAGGCATCAAAACGTATTCAGGACAGTTACTTCTATCAGGACTTCTCATACGTAATTAAAGTTGGTCAATCGATTGACAAGTATAGAAACATTGTTAGAAAATTATTGCACCCAGTTGGTCTTGCTCTGTTCGGTGAAGTACAGATTCAATCTGTAGCTGATGGATCTCCTACATTAATTGGTGGAGCAAGAATACAAAAACTTGCTTGGGTTCTTGGCGCATTTATTGATGCTAAGATGGTAGCTATTGGTAATTATAGAAATCCTTCTAAAGAAAATTTCCCTGACATAGAAAAGCAACAAATCACATTGAAGTTAGAAGACTTTGTAGCTTCTATTCTTACAATACGTGTTTCTCAAACAGAGTTCTTACCAACAATTAACTTCCCAAATCTAACACCACAAGAAGTTCATTTGTTGGATCTACGTGCTCTAACAGCTCAGCAAGTAGAAACTATTATCTGGGCAAACAAAGTTTTAAATAAAGCAACTGACAGAAGGAGTTACTACGAGAAAGAAATCGAAGTAAACCCAGACAGAACAGATGCTACAATTAAATTAGGTAACAGATTAAACTTTTTAGAAAAATGGAAGTTTACATTTGCTCCATATCAAGCTGGCGCAAAGGGATCTATTGGCGTTTATACACCAGACTGGAATCAACCATATCCTGGAGTCAATAATAACTACTGGAATATTGGTAGCACTCAAATTAAAGATTTTGGGTCTATTACCATCTCTGAGGTTATAAATAGTCCTAATAGAAGAGTAAACTATGCATTTGAATCTTTCATAGATGTAGTAGCCCTACCAAGAGGAGCTATTACATTCGATTCTACCGCTGGTGGACATACTTTCGATAACAACTTGGCTTACAGAATGGATGCTGATTCCGTTGAGATGGATACAACAGTTTACTCAATGGACAACAACCGAATTCGCTTCGACAATCTAACGTAAATTAGGAGACAGCAAGAATGGCTGCAATTATTACAACAAAATTCCGCATTCATAATGCGCAATCTTTCAAAGAGGGGTTTGATGAAGCTGCTGCTTCCAACATTTATCTAGGAATCGGCAGACCTCAATCATGGACAAACGACAATTCGCCTGATACACCAAAAGATACAGTCAGTGATGAGTTATACTACTGGGACGATATGATCGCTCTTAAGCGTGTTCAATCCTCAGACGTATCTCTTGCCATTGTCCGTCGCAACTGGACAACAGGTAAATACTACGATACATATCGCCATGACTATAATGGCACAACAGCTGGCGTAAACATTAATGATGGTGGCGCAACTACACCAGCAACATTAGCAGATGCAAACTACTATGTCATTACTGATGAGTATAATGTTTACAAATGTATCAACAACAGAAAAAATGGTATTGTTGTTCAATCTACAAGCAAACCAACTGGTACAACAGCTAATGCGCTAATCGGTCCATTGGCTGATGGTTATGTTTGGAAATATATGTTTACAGTTTCTCCTGCAGACGTATTGAAATTTGTTTCAACAGATTTCGTTCCAGTTAAAACATTGCTTACTAACCCAGGAACAACTGATGCTTACTATACACAATGGTTGGTGCAAGATGCAGCTGTTGATGGTGCTATTGACCATATCGTTGTAAATAATCAAGGAACTTTATATACAACAGCTCCATCAGTTCAAATCGTTGGTGATGGCACTGGCGCAACTGCTACAGCAACCATCGATGCTGGTACTGGCAAAGTTATCTCAATCAATATGTCTGCTAAGGGTACTGGTTATACATTCGCTACCGTTACACTAACTGGTGGTACAACTGGTGTTACTGCAACAGGTTCTGCTATTATTGCACCAAAAGGTGGTCATGGTAAAGATCCAGTTGAAGAACTAGGTGGTTTCTATGTAATGATGAACGTCCGTCTAGAGTATGATGACGGTGCTGGCGACTTCCCTGTTGATAACGACTATCGTCGCATTATGTTAGTTCGTGATCCATTCAACTTCAACACTAGCGTGGTCGCAACTACCTCAACTATGAGAGCGATGCGTCAACTAACAGTGACTGGTGTTTCGGGAACATTCCAACCAGACGAAATTATTACTGGCGCAACATCTGGAGCTGCAGGACGTATTGTTCGTATTTGGTCTGAAAGTGGAACAAATTATATTACGTATGTTCAGACTCGTGTTGAAAATCCACAAGGTAAACTTTTCCAAAACGGAGAAGGTATTGTTGGTGGAACAAGTACTGCTACTGCAACAATTGGCGCCATTTCTAACCCAGAAGTACAAGCCGATAGTGGTGATGTTCTGTATGTAGAAAACCGTCGTGCAATTAATCGTGCACTAGACCAGATCGAAGATATCAAAATTATCGTTGAAATGTAATCATAAATAATGTTAATTATAAATTTGTTAGGTAAAAACGCATGACAATTAACTTCAACGTAAATCCATATTACGACGACTATACAGAAGACGATAAGTTTCTTCGTGTTCTGTTTCGTCCAGGATATGCAGTACAAGCCAGAGAATTAACACAAGCCCAAACAATCTTACAGAAACAAGTAAGTCGTTTGGGCGATCACATTTTTAAAAATGGATCGATGGTTATCCCTGGAAATATTAACGTAGATAACAAAGTCCACTTCGCAAAATTAGAAGACCTGTATCAAGGTGTTTCTGTCAAGTCATACTTGACGCAATTTAGAGATAAAGTTATTACTGGTACTATTTCTGGATTGAAGGCTGTTGTAATTGATACGTCTGAGTGCGCATGCGTTTTGGCTGACGAAAAAGAAATTGCAACTCTTTACTATAAAATTGAAGGTACTGGTGACGACGATGAAACTAAGCGTTTCGTTCCAGGAGAGCAACTAATTGCGTATGAAGCTGATAACTCAACTACAACAAACTATCGTGTAACAACAAACCAAACAGGCGATTTAGTTGTTAATACTAGAAGTTTCGGTGATACTGGTTTGGTTGGTACTTCATATACAAACGATCCTGTCAAAGATGTTCTTGGTTATTCATATGTTGTTGAAGTAGAAGCAGGTATTTACTATGTAGACGGATTCTTTGTAAAGAACGACGAGCTACACTTATACATTGGTAGATTTAGTGTTAACCCAACTAATCGTGTTGGTTTCCGTGTTAACGAAGTTATTGTTACACCAGAAGACGATGGAAACTTAAACGACAATGCACAAGGTTCAAATAACTTTGCTGCTCCTGGAGCACATCGTTATAAAATTGAACTTGAACTCATTAAGAAAGATCTATTAACCGCAGACGAAGATAGATTCATTGAATTATTGCGTGTTAAAGATGGTCGTGTTCAACAAAAGATTGACAAATCATCATACGCTGAATTAGAAAAGACATTTGCTAGACGTACCTTTGATGAATCAGGTAGTTATGAAGTAAACAAATTTAAGTTATCTGCTTTCGAACATTTATTAGATGATGCTAGACCTCTTGGTATTTACACGGCAACACAAGGTGGTAGCGAAGATAAATTCGTTATTGGTGTTGATGCAGGTAAAGCATATGTTCAGGGTTATGAGATTGAATCGGTTGCTACACAATATCTAACATTAAATAAAGCGAGAACTGAAGCTGATGGTCACGTAGCTAGATTAAACAATCAACCTATTGCTACACCAGTCGGCAACTATACTCTTGTAAACAGCGTTTACAAATATCCAGATATTTCTACATTCCAAACAGTATACCTTGTTAAGACACTTAACACTGTTGGTGGCGCATCACCATCAAGTGGTGATGTTATCGGTACTGCTAAAGTAAGATCTTTCCAACTTCATAATGGCGACTACTCAACGCCAGTTTTCAAATTAAGTTTATTTGAAATTGTAATGAATGAAGGATTCACTTTTGAATTAGACGTTAAGTCTATCGTTGGTGGATTGAGTGGTTCTACAAACTTCACATGTAACATTGTTCCAGTATTTAAACAACTTTCAGGTTCAGCATCAACAACTTCTAGTTCTGATGTTGTTACTGGTAACGGTACTAAATTTACTGATGATGTAAGAATTGGTGATGTTGTTTACATTGACGGAACACAAGTTGGAACTGTTCAATCAAGCCCAGCAAATAATACCACATTAGATCTAGTTGCTAACGCTGCAGCTGTTAAAACTAATGGTGTTGTTTCTTTGTTTAGAGCAAGAATCTATGAACCAGAGTTTACGTCCTTACTATTTAAAGTTGGATACGAATCAATTAAGACCTTATTAGGTTGGGATGGTACAGCATACTCAGCACGTGAAACTTCTACAAAAGTTAGACGTGTATTTGGTGTTAAAACAGCTGGTGACAATAAGATTGAATATACTCTTAACACCGACTTAGAATCATTTGCATCTGATCAAGATATTTCTAACTTTATCTTAATCAATACATCAACAAACGCAATCGTACCTATTACCTCAGAAGATGTTACACTTTCTGTAAGTAACACCAAAGTTGAAATTCAAAGCGTATCGAAAATTGCAAACGGTACAAACTATTTGATGATCGCTACTGTCAATCAAGCAAATAGTGAAGGTGGAGCGAAAGAAAAAACTCTTGCTTCTGTTACAGAATATATTACTGGTCAAAAAACAGTTACATCTAAGACAGTTGCTCTAGGTAAATCGGACGTATTGAGAATTAACTCAATCCTGATGAATCCAGGTAACTTTACAAATAGCACTTTTACTACAGGTATTGATGTTACCGATCGTTTCATATTAGACGACGGACAACGTGATACACACTATACTAATGGTTCATTAGTATTAAAGCCAGGAGCATCTGTTCCTTCTGGTGCGCTAAGAGTTGTATATCAATATTTTAATCATGGTACAACAGGTGACTATTTCTCTGTTGACTCATACACAAACTCTATCGCTCAAAACTTAGATTTCGACTATGAAGATATTCCTTCATACTCTGTAAGAAGTTCTGATGGTAAAATTGAAACAATCAATCTACATGATGTTATTGACTATCGTCCAGTAATTGGTGGAAGCAATAGTAGCTTGAATGAAATTCCTGTTATCGGTAACGAAATGTTAAGTGACATCGCATATTACTTACCACGTTTCGATAAGATTGTTTTAGATTCAGTTGGTCGTTTCAATATTGTTGTTGGTGTTCCTGCGGTAAACCCACAAGAACCACTAGATCCAAAAGACGGAATGGTTCTCGCTTCCGTTATGATTCCAGCTTACACTAAGAGCGTATCAGATATTAAATTCTATCAACGTGATAACCGTCGCTACACAATGCGTGATATTGGTGACTTAGAGCGTAGAATTGCGAATCTTGAATATTATGTTTCTCTAAACCTACTAGAAACAGATACTGCTCAGTTGCAAATTAAAGACGCATTGACAGGTATCGATCGCTTTAAGAATGGATTTATTGTTGACCAATTTACTGGTCATGGTATTGGCGATGTTAAAAACGCAGATTATAAAGCATCAGTTGATACTGCGAATCGTGAATTGCGCCCGATGCACTTTACATCTGCGGTAGATATTGTTGAAGATCTTGAATCTGCTGCACAACGTACTACTAACGGTTATAAGAAAACTGGAGATTTTATTTCTCTTCCTTATACTGAAGACGTATTTATTTTCAACCCTAATGGCACAAGGACTATTGACGTCAACCCATACAAGATTGGTGCGTTCAAAGGTGAGATTACATTAAGTCCAGAGAGTGATGTTTGGAAAGACACAGAACGTCGCCCAGACTTAACAGTTGTTGATGATAACGGATATGATGCTATTCGATTCATGGCTGAGCAACTTGGAGTTACAGGAACTCAATGGGGTGAATGGCAAACTAACTGGACAGGTATTTCAACTTCTACATCTACTTGGCAGACTGGTGATCCTAACCGTCGTCGTCAAACAGTTACAGGATTTGAAACAACTGTTACTACAGAAACAGGGACAAGATCTAGAGAAGGTATCCAAACAACCCTAACATCTACAGTGAACGCTGTAGACTATGGCGATCGTATTGTTGATATTTCTTATGCACCATATATGCGTGCACGTCCTATCGTTTATGTAGCTAAAAACTTAAAAGCATCAACTAAATTTTATGCTTTCTTTGATGGTAGAGCGATTAGCGAATTCATTAAACCTGCTGATGTATTCAAAGTAAACTTAGCAACAGGTGCTACTAAGATGGTGTTTGACCCATCTGAGTTGACAGAACAAATCCTAACAGATAGCATTTACAGAACTGAGAATGGTGTTGTTGAGGCAGCATACAGCGTTGGTGATGTTGTAACAAATGATGAACATACTGCAACAACAATCCAGTCTATTACAAATATTACCAGTGTAACTGGCGCAACTTCTTTCACTATGACAGTTGCATCATCAACTGGAATTAGACCTGGACACTATGTACAGTTATATAACTTAGCAGCGTCAAGAAATGTTCCTTCTACAATCAACAGTTTATTCTCTGATATTATAAGAGCAACTTCAACAATAATTAACTATTCGTTGAACACTAGCGCAGAGCTAAACTACAGAATTTTCAAAGTAACAAATGTTAGTGGAACAACTCTAACACTTGCTGATCCTAATGGTGCAACAATCCCAGCATTTAGCGCATACAATACATCAGCTTATAACTCAGGCGACGGTGGTAAAGTAAAACGTCTAACAGCTTCTGGTGTAGTTGCATTCGCTGGAGCAGTTACATCATACACTAGCGTAACTGAAAGTGGTGTTTCTGTTCAGTATCCTTCTGACATGGAGATCCATCTTGTTAATATTAAGAACGGTTTCGCTCCAGGAGATGTGTTAACTGGTCAAGCTGACATTAGCACTGGTCTTAAGAACCGTGTCGACGTAGAGTTAATCAACAACACTGGTGTTGGTTTGCTTCCAACAATGAAGAAACTTGGAGACCCAATTAGAACTGATGTTTGGGGATCTGCTGTTGGTGTCTATAATCTGCCAGCCAATACATTCAAGTCAGGAGAGCGTTCATTTAAGTTGATTGATAATATTTCAAACAACGATGCATCCTTTGACTCAAAAGGTTCTGCTCTTTATATTTCTTCAGGAACAACCCTTTCAAAAGAAAGAACTGTTGTTAACTCAAGAGATGTTCGTTTCGTTCAAGACAGACTGTATGAAGAAATTCCTGTTCGCAGAACTTCAACATCAACTCGTGTTCTTTACTCATACTGGACAGGTCATGATCCAGTAGCGCAAACATTTACAGTAAGCTCTCTTGGTGGTGCTTTTGTAACTGGTGTGGATATGTATTTCTCTGAAGCAGGTAATAGACCTGTAACAGTTGAACTTAGAACAACAAACAATGGCGTTCCTTCTTCTAAGATTCTGCCACTAACAGAAGTAACATTAACACCTCAGCAACTAAAAGTTTCTGACGATGGATCTGTGGCAACAAGATTTACATTCCAAGCGCCAGTCTACTTACAAGACGCTGAGACTTATGCTCTAGTTGTTAAGACTGACGAGCCAGGATGTCAAGTGTTTGTTTCTGAGTTGGGTCAAAACGATATTATAACAAATAACATTGTTACATCTCAACCATTAACTGGTTCTCTATTCTTGTCGCAAAATACACAAGAGTTCCAAATCAATCCATTGCTTGATATGAAGTTTACTTTATATAAAGCAGCATTTGATACATCAGCTACGGTTACTGCTGCATTTAAAGCAGTTCCACCTCAAGCATATACTCTTGGCGCTAACCCATTTGAAGTTTCAACTGGAACTACTAAGATTCGTGTTACTGCTAAGAATCATGGCTTTAATGCTAATGATAAAGTAGTTATTAGTGGTGTTGCTTTCGGCAATTATGGAACAACAGATTCAGAGTTGGGTATTCCTTCAAGTTTATTGAATGGTCCACAGACTGTTCTTGCTGATGGTTTAGACGATGACTCGTTTGTGTTTGAAATTGCTACTACTGATAATTCTACTCCACCAAATCCGTTGCTTGCTAAGAAGGCATCTACTTCTTATCAAACAACTACAGCAGATTTCGTTAAAGGAAACTACGGTGGAAGTGGTGTAATTATTACAAGACAGTTAAAAGCAGACCAACTATATTTGAAGACTGCTGATTTGTCTTTCCCAGAAACAACATTAACATATAAAGTAAGTGCAGAAAATGCAGCTGGAACAATGACTACCTTTGCTCCTATTGTTGCTAACGCTGATTATATTTTTGATACAAGAAAAACTGTTAAGTCTCTAGAGAACCAATACGTAAACCCAGTAACATCGGTTGTCCGTCCTTCTCTAAGATTGCAAGCAAGAATTTCTTCAAACAATCCAAACGTATCACCAATAATTGATATGCAAAAGTTGTCAGCATACATAGTTAAAAACTTGGTGAATGATGTTCAAGAATATGACATCAACGTAGAAGAAATTGATAAGCGCACTTTAATTAGCAACTCAGTTACATCTTCATTAGTTTTTGCTAATGGTACAGGATCATGTACTATCGTTACTGATGATGATGCTGCAGATAATTTATTGGCTACACTAACAGCAGGTAAATATCTGAAGATTGAAAATTGCGCTACAAACGTAAACGGTAAATATCTTGTTAAGAGCGTTGTTGTTTCTTCAGATACTATTGACTCTGGAGACGCTGAAGGCGATAAAGTAACAGTAACTTTAGAAGGAAACTTCCCTGCTACTGGAACTGTGGCAACAGCCAGCGAAGGATCTACATTTAAGATTTCTGTATTAGATAAATATGTTGCTGACCATGCTGCGATTGGTGTTACAAATAACGCTAACTACGTTACAAGAACATTAAACTTAGAAGTTCCAGCCGATTCAATCAAGATTCTGTTTGACGCAAACTTACCTGAGGGTACTAATTTGAAAGTCTACTACAGAACATGGGAAAACGCAGCTGATCTAAATACCTTGAATTATATTGATACTGGATTTGTGAAATCAACATCTGATGCTCAAAATGTGTTTACCGAAAGAACTATTACGGTTGAAGACGTTAGACCATTCAAGAATGTAGCTATTAAGATCGTAATGAAATCAAATCATCCAGTTTACGTTCCAAAACTTAAGAATCTAAGATTGATTGCATATTCATAATGAGCAGAGTAAGAGTTAACAATTTTCCTGATTTAAAAAAAGACCTCGCCGATGGTGGGGTCGTTAACTCAAACATAGACTCATTTCAATATTATAAAGAACGTAGGGCGAAGGCTCTAAAAGAAATAACTGAAAAAGACGCTATGAAAGAAGAGATAAATAATATGAGAAGCGAAATTTCAGATATCAAAACTATGTTAAAACTTCTATTGGATAAACAATAATGGCATTGCAAACACCAGTCGTTACCGTACCGCAAACTGATACTTTTGATCAGTGGCGTGTAAAGACAAACTCAGTTATTACACAGTCTAATCAAACTGTTCAAGACGTTGGCGATATCGCTGCTCTTGGTGGTGGGCAAACTAATCTGGTTCAAGCCATTAATGATGGAACTGATTTTTCAATTGCTATTACAATTGCGTTAGGATAAGACATGGCAAACAACTTTAAAAATGCATTAGCGAGAAACGTAGGTACTACGCCAGTAGAGATTTACGAAGCACCAGCATCTAAAAAAGCAATTATTATTGAACTTGATGTTTGTAATACAACATTAGGTTCTGTTACTACAAGCGTTTACATTACTTCTGGTGGGCAAGACTATTATATTGTAAAAAATGCTCCAGTTCCTGTTGGGGGTTCTCTACAGGTTATCGCTGGACAGAAAATTGTATTGACAAATACTGATTCAATCAATATCGTTTCAAGTACCGCATCATCTATTGATGTTATTGGTTCTATTCTAGAGGACGTTTAATGGCTTACATCGGTTCTACACCAGCAGACCAAACTACTGGCGCAAGACCAAGAGATGAATTTCTTGGTAATGGGGTTCAGTACATATTTCCTTTAGACCAACCAATCCCAGGAGGATTTGAATCTAATGTATTGGTTGTTGTAGACAACGTAATTCAAGAGCCAGTCGAAGCGTATTTAATTTCAGACTTGGTTCTTCTATCATTAACCAATGTGGTTGGAACAATTTCTGAAAGTAAGTATATCCGTGTGGGTACTGCTCAGGGATTGATTGTTGAAGCTACATCTACCTATGTGAAAGTGTATGTAACATCTTCAGCATCATTCTCAACTGGTTCTGCAATCGTTTCTAACACAGCAGGTGGCACTAGTATTGCTACTGCTACAGTTTCTGCGATTGAGTTGCAGAAAGATACTGGCTTACATTTTACAGGTGTGCCAGAAGTTGGTCAAAATATTTACGCTGTCCATCAAGGTGGATTAACATACCAACTAATCCCAGCTGCAGGTTCAGTTACGGTTGATTCTCTAGCGACAAATCTAAAAGCATTTACTGTAGATAAATTCACATCCACTTCTGGGCAGACAGTATTTAACTTATCAACTGCGCCAGCATCAAGTCAAGCAATTATTGTAACAGTCAACGGTTCAGTTTATACAGATAACGTAGACTTCACATTAAACGAAACAACACTAACACTAGCAGTTGGTTTGTCAGCTGGTGTTAAAGTAACAGTATTCCACTTAGGGTTTGGTACGGTATCTAGAAATGCGTTTACTGATGGTTCAGTTACTACACGTGCTCTCGAAGATCTAGCTGTAACTACAAGTAAACTTGCAGCAGGTGCAGTAACAGGTCCAAAACTTGCCACTGGTGCTACGGCTGCTAACCTTGGATTTACACCAGTCAATAAAGCTGGCGATACTATGACAGGCGACCTGACTGTCCCAAATATTATTCTTGCTGCTGGGGCTGGTAAGGGAAGAATTACTTTCCCAACAAACTCAAGCGCATCTACTGACCCATATACCTTAGACGACTATCAAGAAGGCGAGTGGTTCCCAACCGTAGCAATCGGTGGAGCATCAACTGGAATCACTTATAGTAATGCTGCAACATATGGTACATATACAAAAATTGGAAACAGAGTTATTTGTACAGGACGTATTGTTCTAACAAGTAAAGGTGCTCTAACAGGAAACGTAACTGTTGAAGGATTGCCTTTTGCGCCATACCTAGAACATATAGCAAATGTCTTACCAAATAATGTTGGCGTGAACGCTAATAGTATTGCGGGAAGAATCTCGCAGAACAGTGGTGTTATTACCTTGTTCAACACTTCTACTGGTACATTGGCGAATATCACGAACACCAACATAAACAATAATACTGAGTTTTTCTTTAATTTTACGTACCAATCTAACGACTAAATAGTCTCAAGGAAATCATATGGCAATCAGTAAAATAAAATCAAACTCTTTACAAGACGATATCGTTCTACAAGGACAATCTGTAAAACTACCTATTGGCACTCAAGCGCAACGTCCAACTGGCACCGAAGCCGATCTAAAGGGGATTACTAGATTTAACGATAACGCAAAGAAAACTGAACTTCACAATGGAAGAACTTGGGACGTTATCAATACACAATCTACATCTATTGCACTAGGTATCGCTCTGGGAGGTTAATATATAATGGCTGTTTGGAATGATAAAGTGGTTGCAGTAAAACGTCATGAAGGTTATGTTGTTCAAAGATTGACTGGTGAAAAAGATGATTTTGGAATGATCACCATTCCATGGAAAGAATTGTGTACTGTTACCTTCATCAAAGAAGGTGAGGTTCATGTGGTCAATGAAGCTGGGAAAGTTTTGGGTAAACTTAGTCCAGGAAGGTTCCACTATTCGCTAGTAGATCTAGAGAATAAAAAAGAAGTAGACTTTAAAAATGCTGCAAAAGCTGAGGCAGTAGATGGGTATATCCCAACTAAAGAAGAAGTTGAACAGGCAGCTGCTCAGAAGCAAATCAAATTAGTCAGTCTTTCTAAGACAGACTTTTATTGTATTAGCGATCCAAATGGCGAAAGAGTCTGGGATGGAGATATTTTTACCATCACCAAAGAGACACCGTACTATGAAATAAACCCAGAACAATTAAAGAGGTTGATACCAATTGACAATGGAATAACACTAAATAATGAAGAGATTAAACTTCATGGTGTTATCTATACTGAGGTATTCGATAAACCATTTAAAGTTTCAGGAATTGAAGGATCCCAGTTTATAGTTTTTAAACATGTCGGGTTCATTAAGCATCTAACGCAGAGTCATTAATAAGGGAATGATAGAATGGCAAAAAAGTTAATTTATACAGCATATGAGTTGAGCGTATCAGCTAATACTCTTACGCTTCCTGGTAATATTAGACCAAATAGACTATTGTTGATTACCGACGTAACCAACAATGCAATCATCTATAATTTCGCTGATCCAACATTAGGATATTCTAATTTTTCATATTCTGATAGTCAAGAAATTACAGTTTACAATCTAAAGGCAAACTTATCTGCTCTTGGATGTACTGATGACGACATTCTTCAAATCTTTATTGAAGAAGATCATACAAAGATCGGCTTCGAAGAAGCGATGATCGACCCTGTTAACAAACTCCGTGTTTCAACTCCAGGCAACTTGATTGATACTGACTTTGAATATGGTCTACAAGGTACTAAGTGGGAAACTCTGCAAACTGTTCAAAACATTCCTACAATCTATTCTTCATCAGGCGACGTTCCACTTGAAGGTCTAAGATCTATTACCTCAACAGCTGGTTCTAAAGTTGTTCGTGTTCTCTTGGCACAAGGTGCTGATATTAAACTTGGCGACCCTATCGTTGTACAAGGTGTTACATTATCCCTAGCTGAAGGTGCTTTCCTTATTACTGGTGTTGCTTCTTCAACAGAATTCTACTATGAAATTGACCAACAAGCACCACGTTCAGAAACAATTTCTGGTTCATATACTACAGTTGTTCAAGCCAAATTCTTTGAAGGTTCTGCTCTTTCTCTAGACGAAACAGATGGTTTGGGTATTGTTACTGATGGCGCTGCTGGGGCATCTAACTTGCTTGTTAGCACACCAGAAGTCCACGGTCTAAACCCAAGAACAAAAATTTATATTCGAAACACAATCGGTCCAAAGTTGTTGACAATTACTAATGTAACAGCAACTGCACCAGATGGTCGCCCATATGTTGATATTTCTCCAGCATTAACTGCATCGCAAACAATTGATTCGACACTTATTACAACACGTGGTGGATTCCTAGAGTTCCCTGTTGTTACATGGGACTGGGCATCAACATATACTAAGTATCTTGCTCCATCTGACGTTGACACTGTAGGCAATACAATCGCTTGGTCTGGCCATGCAATGTTGGATAACTATTGCGTAGTATTCCAAACTCAAGTTCGTGGTCAAACTACAGGTGGATTGACCGATGGTACTGTCTACTATGTTAAAGTAGTTAACGCAAACACATTCCAACTATGTACTGATTACGGTACATTAGCAAGCGTAGTTACTCTAGCATCATTAGATACTACAAAAGGACATCCTCGTCTTGGTCTATGCTATAAGGTTGAGCAAAAACAAGACCAACAGCGTTTTACTGCATTCTTCAATAGAAACAATACAGTAAATACTAACGGTGTTAATAGAGGTTTTTCAGGGCAAACATACAGCGGTTCTCAGCAAAACTTCTTAAACGACTTAACTGCTACATATGGTACTGGTCAAATTCCATGGCAATTATCAGTATCGCGTATTGATTATACATCAAATACTGGTTTATTTGCTGGTAACGGATTGTGGACATACTATGGTGATGGAACTCCTCCAGGACGTGTACAACAATACCGTGTTGGTGCTGCTGGAGCTGGTTCAGGAACACAATTCCCTAACCTAGACATTTCTACATCTATTTTCCAAGGTAACGGAACAACGTATAACGGTGTCGGCACATCAGCTGGTCGTTACTATTCTGGGTTCAGTTTATTGCCAGACGGTGGTCTAGTTTCAAGAGACAAGTTCGGTAACCCAACTTCTAACTGGGGTGTTACACTTTACTGGTCTGGGCAATATCGTCCTGCATCATTAAACTTGAATCATTCAGGTAGTGACTTTGCTGCTCTAAACTTTGGTTTAGGTGGTCGTGCGCCACAGCGTCTAATCGCTTTCCAAAGCAGAACACCTGATAGTGCATATACTACAGGCTCAGACGGTTACTCTAATTTACCAAACCAAAGATTGAATGGTCGTTATGGTACTGGTTCTCATAAGTATACTAATACTGTAACTGGAACAAATGGTTTCGGTATCATTAATACAAACTACACTGACGCTGGTTTGGCAACATTCTCTGGAAATAGCACTCACGTTTACTACTTGATGGCTGATGATATTCCAGCTAACTTCCGTAACTCTATCTTTAAGGCAGCGCACGGATATGCAAATAATGACCTTGCTGAAGTAACAGTAAACAGCTACTCAACGACAAACAGATTCTCGTTCGTTGATAATACTGGTGCTGCAGTTCCTATCGCTTCTGCTACCTTTACATGTAGAATTACAGTTATTACTGAAGACTTGTTTAGAATTCAGCCAACAGTTGCTCCAAATACGGACGACATGACTGACTATCCTCTAAACTTTACTATTGTTGTTCAGAAGATTAACCCAACATACAACTCTGTGTACATTGCTAACCACAAGATTACAACTACAACAGAAGGTCTCTTTACAACATCTGGTACAGCACCAACTCCTCTAGTAAATAATACTACATACCGTATTGCACGTTTGAACGACAACCGTGTATTCTTTAAGAGTGCATCAGGTGCTGGAGCAACTGCTGTTACTGCCCCAATCGGTAATACAACAGCCAACGCTACAGACTTTAACGTAAGTTTCCAAACACCACTTGGGTTGAATCCAACTTCAGCAACAATCACTAAGATTGAATATCGTGGCGACTTTGCTCGTTCAACTGAGTATGTTGTCTTGAAATTCTATAATGCTGATGGAACAACAACAAATAGTACGTTCAACATCGGTAACGTAGCACCAAAAGCATTTACTGCTTCTTGGCAAACTGCTACTAACTGGACACCAAAAGACGTTTCTGCTCTTCTAAGAACAGATGGAACTAAAGGTATTCGTGTTAACGTGGACCCAACTTCTGCTGTTAATGCTGCGCCAGCTGGTATGACTAACTGGTGGGAATTGCGCTTTACAGTTAATGCGTCATCAGAAGATATTGTTCTCTCATCACAAGGTGTTGGAGCGCAAAACATCAGATTGACTGGTCAACAAGGCGCATATGACGGTGCATACCCAATCATTGATGTTCCAGGTGCTGGTGGTGGTAAAACATTTACAGTCCAAGCTCCGTTCGAAGTTCCAAAACGTGAATGGGCGATTGTTCTAGCAAACGTAGATACTGCTAACGATATTATTACTGTTCCAGGAACATTAGACCATAACCTACTACTAGGCGAGCAAATTGAGTACTCTCCTAACGGTAATAGTGCTATTGTTGGTGATGATGCTAGATACGTAATCCCTATTACATCTACTACATTCCGTTTAGCAAACTCTGTTTCAGACGCAATTGACGGTAACTACGTTCAAATTGTTGCTCCAACAGGAACACACTATATTAGAACAGCTAACTTGATTAAAGGTTTGGCTGCTACTGGTACTGTTGATGCAGCAGTTAACACTAAACACTTTGCGGGAACATCTACTAAGTTCTTAACAGACTTTAAGAAGGGTGATCCACTTTATACGTTCGTTGGTGGACGTATGCGTAAGTTTACTGTTGATTTGGTTCTAACTGATACTGAACTTACAGTTCTCGAAACTGTTGCTGCTACAGTAACAGCGCAGAAATACTTCTTGAAGACTACTGTTAACCTACGTCCTGATGGATACAACTTACACAAGTCTTTTGACGGTGGTGTTGATATTACTGCAGGTACTTCACCTAACAGTAAGATTGTTCGTCAATCCCGTAAGTATTTCCGTTATCAATCAGGTAAGGGTATTCAAAACTCATTTGCTATCAACTTCTCTCCTGCTAAGACACTAGCGAAGTTGACATACAATTCAACAACTAACTTGATTACTTGCTTTACACAAGAAGTTCACAACCTAGCAGTAAATGATAAGATTACTGTTCAGGATGCAGTTGTTACATCAGGTACTAACTTCTACAACTCTACATTCCTTGTAAACAGTGTTATCGATCCGTTTACATTCACTGTAGTTTCTGGTGGCGCTATGTTGCAATCTATTGCTTCTGGTTTCCCTGAATACTACAGAAATGAATGGCGTGATTCATACATCCGTGCAGGTATGTTTGATGATCAAAACGGTTTCTTCTTTGAGTATGATGGACAAGAAATTTATTGCGTACGTCGTTCTTCAACACTACAACTTTCTGGTGTTATTACGGTAACAAAAGGTTCACAAGTTGTTGATGGAACTAATACCAGCTTTACTGGTCAGCTAGTTGTTGGCGATAAAGTTGCTATTCGTGGTCAATCTTATAAAGTTGTTTCAATTCAATCTGACACTCGTTTAGTTGTTCAGCCACCATATCGTGGTGTTACTGCCGAGCAAGTTAAGTTGACTAAGACAGTTGACGTTCGTGTTCCAAGAACAGAATGGAATATCGACCGTGCTGACGGTGAAGGACCATCAGGATATATCTTTGATCCTCATAAGATTCAGATGGCGTATGCTGACTACTCATGGTACGGTGCAGGTAAAATTCGTTTCGGTTTCAAAGATCGCTATGGACATGTGTTCTACTTCCATGAATTTATCCATAACAACAGATTGAACGAATCTTACTTCCGCTCAGGTAACTTACCTGGACGTTATGAGATTGAAAACGGAGACGACCCAACATCAGCTCCAACACTGTTCCACTTCGGTACTTCCGTTATTATGGATGGTTTGTTCTCTGATGACGGTGCATATAAATTCTCCGCTATCTCTAAACCATACGTATACGCTAACGGTACAACAGGAACTGTAGCTACAACTGGTGTTTCTGGTTTTGAACAAGTTACACTAAGAGGTAAACGTGTTTGGGTATATGCTATCCCTGTTTCAGCTGCAGATGCTGGAAAAGTTATTCAAGGACAGCTACTACGTGACCCAAGCAGTATCTTACCTACAAATACATATATTACTCAGGTTAAAGTTCTTGGAACATCTTCTAAGATCTATGCAAGTTACCCAGCTACTGCAGTTATTCCAGATCCAGGTACATATCTTGATATTCAAAATGGAGTTACACTAACATATGGTGAACTTACTGCTACTGACTTGACAAGACCTCAACCATTGATGTCAATTCGTTTGGCGCCATCAGTTGACTCTTCTCTAACTGGATTCCTTGGTGAGCGTGAAATTATTAACCGTATGCAAGTTATTCTTGACTCGGTATCAGTTACTTCTTCTAAAGAGGTTGACTTGTTCCTAATCTTAAATGGCGCTCCTTCTAAGTTAACATTTACTAACGTAGGAACACCTTCGCTGTCACAATATATTGACCACGACACTGGTGACACTGTCCAAGGTGGTGTTACACTTTATGTGGGTAAATTAACTGGTGGTACAACAGGTAACTTTGACCTTAGTGGCTTGGTTGACTTGGGTAACGCTATTCTTGGTGGTGACGGTGTTTTCCCTTCTGGACCTGACTTATTAACACTGTTAGTTCAGCCAACTAATACAACAGGTATTTCTGCAGCATCGCCATTCGTTGTATCAGGAAAACTTTCTTGGTCTGAGTCACAAGCGTAAGGAGCCTCGAAGATGGCATACATCGGAAGAGATCCTTTATATGGGGTATTCGAGAAGCAGGTATTGGCTCCCAACGGAGTCCTTACCTCCTTCAATCTGGATTACCTTGTTGGATCTGCAAGTTCATTATTAGTAATAGATGATGGCGCAATTCTTGAGCCAGGAGTTGCGTTCACCATCACCAATGGTGGTAGATCCATTCAGTTTGCGACTGCGCCAGCAGGAAATGTCTATCTAATATATCTTGGAAAACAACTTCTAGTTCCAAGATATGGTAGATCGTTTATCGTTAGAGATCTTACTGATAACTTAACAATAAATGTATCAGACGTACCTGATATTCTTTCAGTAAACCCTATTACCACAAATAGAACTGTTTTTATCCCTACTGCTGGTGAACTGGCAGGATATCAAATTATCGTTAGAAATAGAAGTTCTACGGTATCAGTTATACTCAATGCTGGGGCAAACATTACAACGGTTACGCCAAACTCTTCTGTTACAGTTGCATCAGATGGGGTTAGTTGGTTCGTAGTAACTTAATTTAAGACCCGAAAGGGTCTTTTTGTTTCTACCTTGCATTAATTATAAATATAGTAGTAGACTAGAGGGGTAAAAGTGGCAACAGTATCTAATCTTTATATCGATCAAGGATCTGATTATAGTTCAATTATAACATTGACTAATCAGAACGGAACAGTCATGAATTTGACTGGATATACTGTAGCATCACAATTTAGAAAATCCTACCAATCTTCATCTAAGACAGACTTCGTTGCCACTGTTTATAATGCAACAGCTGGTCAAATAAGATTACAATTAACATCAACAGCATCATCTGCGGTTCAAGCAGGTAGATATCTGTATGATATAGAAATTGTTGGTAATGGGGAAAGAAAAAGAGTCTTAGAAGGAATTGTAGTTATATCACCAGAAATCACGAGGTAACAAGATGTCTGATATGACTGTAGTAGTAACAGATCCTGTTATAACGGTTGCTGTTGATTCGACAGGTAGTCAAACAACCGTATCTTCTATTGGTATACAAGGACCATCTGCTGCAGATGCTCCTTTAAGTTCCAACGTAGAAGTTGATGTAACAACTAACGGAAAAGTTGACGGATCATTATTAGTATACAAATCTGCTACTTCAAAGTGGACAGCAACAAAAACATTAGACGCCCAAAACATGGAAGGCGGTCACTATTAAAAACTGGAGAATTTAGATGGCATCTATTATTCGTATTAAAAGATCAACTACTGCTGGCGATCCAAGTACGCTGGGAAATGGTGAGTTAGCATATTCTGCAGCCGACTCTAGTGTTGTCAGTGGTGGCGATCGTCTTTACATTGGTTCTGGTACAGAAACTAGTGGAAATGCAGCTGCGCATATTGTTATTGGTGGTAAGTTCTTTACCGACATGTTGGATCATGCAAAAGGAACGCTGACAGCAAACTCTGCTATTATCACTGATGCTAATAGCAAGATCGACAACTTAAAAGTTGACAACATCGATTTAAATGGAAATACTATTAGTGTTACAGACACTAACGGTAATCTGACACTTGCTGCTAATGGTACTGGATCTGTTAATGTTTCTACTGGTGCTCTTAAAATTGCGTCTACTGCAGCAGCAACAGGTTCTAATACTGGAGCATTACAAGTAGCAGGCGGTGCATCTATTGAAGGTGCATTATATCTTAATGGACAACTTTCTGCTGGCGCAGGTTCTTTTACCTCTATCAATAATACGCCAATCGGAAATACAACAGCAAGCTCTGGTGCATTTACCACATTAACTGCTTCTAGTACACTAGGTGTAACAGGTGAAGCTACTTTTAGTGGTGGCGTAAAGATTGGCGCTGATACCCTACAAGAATATATCCAAGATATTACTGGTGGTCAGATTAGTGATAGTACAGAAATTGATGTTACATATAATGACACAACTGGCACTACTACACTAGATCTTAAGACAACTGGCGTAACAGCTGGTTCTTATGGTTCTAGTACACAAATTCCAACATTTACTGTTGACAGCAAAGGTCGTTTGTCTGCAGCAGGTACAGCAAACGTAGCAACAAACTTGTCAATCTCTGGAGACACTGGTAGCGATACTATCTCTCTATTGAACGATACATTAAATGTTGTGGGTGGTGAAGGTATTGATACAACTATCAATTCTACTACAAATACACTTACTATCGCAGCAGAAGATGCGTCTTCATCTAATAAGGGTGTTGCGTCATTCTCTTCAGCAGGGTTTACAGTAACAGCAGGTAATGTTGTACTAAATGATAATGTTGTACAAGGTGTTACAACTGACTCTGGTGCAATCAATATGGCAGGTAATGCCATCAGCATCCTTGGTGGTGAAGGTATTGATGTTACACATACTGGTACTACTATTACTGTTGCTGGCGAAGTAGCAACAGGATCTAATCTTGGTGTTGCTTCTTTTGATGGTAACGACTTTACTGTAACAGCTGGTGCAGTTAGTATTAAGGCTGCAGGTGTCAGCAATGCTCAATTAGAAAATTCAAGTGTAACAATTGGGTCTACTACAGTTTCTCTTGGTGGAACATCTACTACCCTTGCTGGTCTTACAGAATTAACTGTTGATAACTTAAACATCAATGGTAACACTATTACCGCAACCGATACAAACGGTGGCATTACTCTTGATCCAAACGGAACAGGACATGTTTCTGTAAGTAACGCATTACTAAGAGATGTTGCAACTCCTCTATCGCCAACTGATGCTGCTAACAAAGCATACGTAGATGCTGTTGCTGAAGGTTTGCATATTCATGCATCAGTACAAGCTGCTACTACAGCACCGATTGCTGGTTCAGTAACTTATGATAATGGTACAGATGGTGTTGGCGCAACATTAACTACAGATACACCTATGAATAGCATGGATGGCTATTCATTAGTAAACGGTGATCGTGTCTTAATTAAGAACCAAACAAATGCAGCCCATAACGGTATTTACATCCGCACTTCTTCAACAGTATTTACTCGTTCTGCTGACTTTAATACAACAGCCGAAGTTGCTTCTGGTGACTTCTTATTCGTTTCTAATGGTACAGTAAACGGTAAAACAGGTTGGGTACAGACTGTTAAATCAATCGCCATCGGAACAACTAATGTTGTATTTGAGCAATTCTCTGGTGCGGGAACATATATCGCTGGCTCTGGTTTAGCGTTTACAGGAAACACGATTGATATCGTTTTACAAACTCAAGGTGGTCTTGAGATTGTATCTGATGAACTAGGACTAAAATCTACTGTAGCAGGAACTGGTTTAGATTTTTCTAATGGCGTAATCTCTCTTGAATCAACTATCGCTGGTTCTGGTTTAACATACACTTCTGGTGTTATCGACCTTAACCTAGCATCTACAGGCGGTCTTGAAGTTTCTGCAGATGCTCTACAATTAAAATCAACTGTTGCTGGTGCTGGTTTGACATACACTTCTGGTGTGTTGGCAGTTGGTGGTACAGCGGATAGAATCACTGTTAATGCAGATAGTATTGATATTGCTTCTACATATATCGGTCAAAATACTATTACAACATTAGGTACTATTACTACTGGTACTTGGAATGCTACAACTATCGCAGTAAACAGAGGTGGTACTGGTTTGACATCATATGCAGTTGGCGATTTGTTAGTTGCTAACGGTGCATCAAGTCTTGCTAAATTAACTGTCGGTACTAATGGACAAGTTCTACAATCTAATGGAACTACTCTAGTATACGGCGATCTTGACGGTGGAACATACGCTTAATGTCAAACGTAATTAAATTAAAGCGATCTGAAGTTGCCAACGCAGTGCCGTTGGCAGCAGACCTTGCGGTCGGTGAAGTCGCATTTAATTCAGCCGATAAGAAAATATATTCAAAAGATAGTGGTGGTAATGTTGTTGTAATCGCTACTGCTAGTGACACACTTCAAAATGTTACTGGTCGTGGAGCTACTTCATCAAATGCTATCACATTAAGTAATGCTACTGCTTCAACATCAACTACTACTGGAGCATTAAAAGTTACAGGTGGTGTTGGTGTTGGTGGAAAATTAAATGCTGGTTCAGTTGGCATCAATAATGCCTATACTTTACCTACCAGCGATGGTTCACCAAATTATGTTTTATCAACTGATGGTAGTGGTAATGTATCTTGGATTCCAAATGGTTCTGGTTTTGCTAGTATAACATCACCAAGCCAGACCTCATTATCTGCAGTTACATCATCAAGTTTAGATTTTGTGGGTGGATCAGGTATTTCTATTACCTTAGATTCCATCCTAAATAAAATTACAATTACTAATACTGGATTGTCATCTGGGTCATTTGCTTCTGAAGCATATGTAGAAGATGTAGTTAATACAGAAGTGTTTCCTACAGGAGACTATGGCGATTTTACTGCATTCTCCCCAACATTAGATGCGTTCGGTGTTGCAATAACATCTGCCAAAGATTATGATTTAGCTGGATACTCAGGGTATCTTAGAACAGTAAACTTTGGAACATTATAAGAGTGGAGATATAAATGCCAACAGTTGTGCAATTTAGACGTGGTAATACTACACAAAATAATGCCTTTACTGGAGCAGAAGGCGAACTAACAGTAGATACTACGTTAGACACAATTCGTGTTCACGATGGAGCTACTGCTGGTGGGTTTGAGTTAGTACAGAAAGCTGCTACACAAACTCTAACCAACAAGACAATTAACCTAACAAGTAATACTTTATCCGCAACACTGGCACAATTAAATACTGCGGTTTCTGACGCAGATCTTGTTTCCTTAGACGGTTCAGAAACTCTAACAAACAAAACTTTAACATCGCCAGTTTTAAATACTCCGTCTGTCGGAACATCTCTGGCATCTGCGAGCGCATCGTTTACTTTACTAGACACACCAACAACAATTAACTTTGGTGCTGCAGCAACCACATTTAATATTGGTAACACTGGTACTGGCGTAAATACAGTAAACTTAGCTACTGCTGCTACTGGTTCAGGTGTCACAAAAACATTAAATCTTGGTACTGGTGGTGCATCAGGTTCTACAACAAACATTAACATTGGTTCTGCTAGTGGTGGTACTACAACAATCAATAAAGATCTAGTTGTTTCAGGCGACTTAACAGTAAACGGAACAACTACAACAATTAACTCAACAACTCTAGCAGTTGATGATAAGAATATTGTACTTGGAGATATTGCTACTCCTACAGATACTACAGCAGATGGTGGTGGTATTACTCTTAAAGGTGCAACAGATAAGACCTTTACTTATGTAAACGCAACTGGATTGTGGACAGCAAACATTGGTATTGAAGCTACTTCTTTCAAAGGTTCTGCTAACTTAACTGGTGGAACAATTGCTAATATTACAGGATTGGGTTTTAATGCTGGAGTTTCTGTTGCTGAGTTTAGTGCCGACGGAACATTAGCTGGAAACGCTGATGATGCAATCCCAACAGAGAAAGCAGTTAAGACCTATGTAGATGGTCAGAATTCAGTTTCACAAACACTTACAAATAAAACGATTGCTCTGGGTAGCAATACTGTAAGTGGAACATTGGCTCAGTTTAATACTGCTGTAACCGATGCTGACTTGGCATCTCTTGCTGGTTCTGAAACTCTAACAAATAAAACTATTAGTGGTGCAAACAACACTCTATCTAATATTGGCAACTCTTCTCTAACAAATAGTAGCATCAGCATTAATGGTTCTGCTGTTTCACTAGGTGGTTCTGTTACTGGTCTTGCTGTTACTTCGGGTAAACTATCGCAGTTTGCTGCTACATCTTCAGCTGAATTACTTGGTGTTATTTCTGACGAAACAGGTTCTGGCGCATTAGTATTTGGTACAAGCCCAACGCTAACAACTGCTACATTAAATGGCAATACAAATATTACTGGTCACTTCTTGCCAACAGCAAACATTACCTATGACTTAGGTAGCGCAACAAATAGATTCCGTGACTTATACCTAGCAGGTACAACTATCTACTTGGGTACTACAAAAATTATGCTTGACGCTAATGGCGACATGATGACAAATAAAAATGCAGCAGGTGGATACCCTTCTGCAAGTAATACGGCGATGGCCACAAAAGCTGGCGCTGGATTAGCAGGGTTACCTTTCGCCATCGCTCTTGGAGGTTAATATGGCAGTATCATCAAGACAAGGTTTAAAAGAATATTGCCTAAGAGAGTTGGGCGCACCAGTAGTAGAGATTAACGTAGATGATGATCAATTAGAAGATCGTATTGACGAAGCTCTAGAATACTGGAGACAATACCACTATGATGGTATTGAAAAAATCTATATGAAACACCAAGTTACTGCAACTGACATCACTAACAGATACATTCCTGTTAACGATTTAGTATATGGTGTTACACGTGTGTTTCCAATTATTTCAAGCACAACAACTTCTAAGTCTATTTTTGATTTACAATATCAATTAAGACTAAACGATTTGTATGACTTAACATCTACATCAATCATCTACTATAAAACAGTAATGAATCATTTGGCACTATTAGATAATGTGTTGAATGGTAGCGTTATGTATAGATTCAATAGACTTCAGGATCGTTTACACATTGACATTGATTGGGGTACTGAAGTTACTCAAGGACAATTTATTTTGGTTGAAGCATATCGTGTACTAGACCCAACAACATTCCCTAAAGTTTGGAATGAACAGTGGTTAAAACACTATACCTCTGCGTTATTTAAAAAGCAGTGGGGTACTAACCTGAAAAAATTTAATGGTCTTCAACTTCCAGGTGGCGTAACAATAGACGGTGATGGACTTTACAGAGAGGCTATCGAAGAGATGCGCATGTTAGAAGATAACCTTCAAAACAAATCTGCGCCATTAGAATTTTTCATGGGATAAATTATGGCACGCAATGTCTATTTTACCAATGGAACAAAAAACGAACAGTATCTAATAGAAGATCTGATTGTTGAGTCTCTAGCAATTTATGGCCAAGAGATGTATTATATTCCAAGAACTCTTATCGCAAAGGATGAGATTCTTGGCGAAGATCGTTTAAGCAAATTTAAAACAGCTTATCCTATCGAGATGTACTTTGAGAACATTGACGCTTTTGATGGTCAAGGTGCATTTATTCAGAAGTTCGGTTTGATGAATGAATTTAGCGCAACACTTACTGTTGCTCGTCGTCGTTGGGAACAACTCGTTGGAAGATTTGGACAAACAATAATTCCAAATAGACCAAACGAAGGAGACTTACTATATTTTCCTTTGTCTGGTGGTCTATTTGAAATTAAATTCGTTAAACACGAAGATCCGTTTTATCAACTTGGTAGACTTTATGTCTATAAATTACAAGTTGAGTTGTTTCAATATGCTTCTGAGAAAATTGATACAGGTCTTCCTAGTATCGATGTGTTCGAAAACTTGAAGTCGTTTGATGTAAACATTAATTCTGATGTGCAAAAGTCGCAATCATTTGGCGATAACACTAAGTTTAAGACTGAAGCAAACAATGTGTTGTTTGATAAAAATAATCCATTTGGGGATGTGAATTAATGTTAGTCGGTGACGTATTCTATCATGGTATTATTAGAAAGACTATCGTAGCGTTCGGTAGTCTGTTTAGTAACATCCAAATAGAAAGAAAAATGAAAGATGGAACAAATGCTATTGCGCAAACTCTTAAAGTGCCAATCGCATATGCACCAAAAGAAAAATGGATCGTTCGTCTAGACGAAGATCCAACATTAGATAAACAAGTATATACAACACTTCCTAGAATGTCGTTTGAGATAACTGGTATTTCATATGACGCTAATAGAAAGTTAAACAGAATGAACCAGCTTGCTTGTTATAAGCCAGCTGCTGGAGCCACCCCAGCATCGTATACAAAAATGTATACGCCAGTTCCATATAATATAGATATATCTCTATACGTTCTAACAAAAACGCAAGAAGATGCTATGCAGATTGTAGAGCAAATTCTTCCATACTTTACGCCAGAGTTTACTTTGTCGTTAAAGTCTGTTCCAGAAATGAACGTAGTAAATGATGTTCCAATCATCTTGAATTCTGTTTCAGTCCAAGATGATTATGATGGAGATTTTCAAACTAGACGTTTTGTAACATATACGCTTACGTTTAGTTTAAAAGTTAATTTATATGGACCAACTGATAGTGGTGGACCAATTAAGAAAGTGTTTGTGCAAACTACAGGAGATGCACCAGCACTATATACAGCTGATCAAGCAAACCCAATTGCTACTATAAATGAAAATTGGGACGAGGATAATTTCTAAGGGGTAGAAAATGGCAAAACAACTAATTAATGTTGGAACAACACCAAACGATGGTACTGGTGACACGCTGCGCGATGCTGGCGTCAAAGTAAATAGTACATTAACTGAATTGTATGATGCTCTTGGAGGTAGTTCTGGAGCTACTACATTAAAGGTTAGCATTGCTGGCGCAGCTTCGGGAGACGCTTTGCGTTGGAACGGAACAACATTTGCTCCAGCAAGTATCGCTACTGATACAAACACTCAATACGCAATTTCATCAGAGACAGCAACTGGTGGTGTAAACCTGCGCTTAACAGGCACAGATGCTAGTACTGATAATGTTAAGTTCGCTTCAGGAACTAACATGACGGTTGTTAGAACTGATGCTAACACAATTACATTAAATTCTACTGACACCAATACAACATATGACATTACAGCAGAAACATTATTTGCTGGACAGATTACACTAAGACTTGCTTCGTTAAATCCATCTGGAACTAAAGACCTTGCTATTATTGCTGGTGATGGTATTACTCTATCATCATCTCTAAATACAGCCTTCCAGATTACTAACGATGGCGTAAAAACAGTCAATGGTGTAAAGGGTGATATTTTTATGCACCCATCATTATCGTTTAGTTTCGGTGGCGCTCTAACAACTGAGTACAACGTAACAGGTTCTGGTCTTCCATCTGCTGGTGTTGGCGACCCAACTTTATATGTGTATCGTGGTCATACATACCGTTTTACAAATACACGTTCAGGACAAATTTTAGAAATTCTAGACAGTTCAAACGTGGCACCTGCGACATCATATATTTCATCAACTGGCGCAACAAGAAACGAAGCTGACCAAAACGAAACTGTTACTTTCACGATTCCTATGGATGCTGCTACTGGCGCAACATTTAAGTATCGCAGTAAAACAAATCCAGGAACTATGTTAGGTACTATTACTGTAGTTTAATGGCTGATTTTTATAATTCGAATGCCTCAGTAAAAGCTGCTGGCGTAAAAATTGAGTTTACGCCAGAGCAAGTACAAGAGTATATAAAATGTTCGCAAGATCCAATTTACTTTATTGACAACTACTGTTATATCGTAACTCTTGATGAAGGGTTACAGCCATTTAAGTTGTATGATTGTCAAAAAGAAAAAGTTCAACTTATACATAATGAACGTAAGGTAATTTTGATGGAAGGTCGTCAGCAAGGTAAGACGACCACTTCTGCTGCATATATTTTATGGTATACCATTTTTAATGACAGTAAGACCGTTGCGGTGTTGGCTAACAAGGCAAAGACAGCGCAGGAAATTTTATCTCGTTATCAGTTGATGTATGAGAATCTTCCAGTTTGGTTACAACAAGGTGTTACCACTTGGAACAAAGGTGATATTGAATTAGAAAATGGTAGTAAAGTATTTACTGCTGCGACAACTATTTCGGGTATCCGTTCTAAGTCTGTAAACTTATTGTATATTGACGAAGCAGCGATTATCCCAAACCAAATTGCTGAGGGTTTCTTTACTTCTGTTTATCCAACAATTTCTGCTGGTAAAACGACTAAGATCCTAATCACTTCTACACCTCTTGGATATAATCATTTCTGGAAATTTTGGAATGATGCTGAGAACGGTAGAAACGACTTTAAACATATGTTCATCCCTTACTGGAAAATTCCAGGTAGAGATGAAGTTTGGGCTGAAGAGCAAAGAAGACAGCTTGGCGAAATTAAGTTCAACCAAGAGGTTCTTTGTAAGTTTCTTGGTTCTGCGCTTACACTTATTGCTGCAGATACTATCGCCCAAATGTCGCCATCGCCTTATGTTTTCCAGAAAGATGGACTTGATGTTATCACCCCTCCAGAAGAAGGGCATGTCTATACCTTGGTAGCTGATATTGCTCGTGGGGTTGAAGGCGATTATAGTGCGTTTACGGTTACTGATGTTACAGAAGTACCATATCGCATTGTAGCTAAATATAGGAATAATTCAGTCAGTCCTATGTTTTACCCTTCTATAATTGAGAAGGTGGGTAGAGAATACAATAATGCTTTTGTGCTTGTAGAACAAAATACAAGCGATCAAGTTACTGATATTTTATACAACGAATTAGAATACGAAAATATATTATTCGTCAACAGAACCACAAAGGGGCAATTTGTCTCTGGTGGCTTTGGTGGTGGTAAGACTCAGTTGGGTGTTTACACGGATAAGGCAGTCAAAAGACGTGGTTGCATGAATCTGAAAACTCTAATTGAAGAGAAGAAATTGTTGATCACGGACTTTGATGCAATTTCTGAGATTTCAACTTTCATCGAATCGAAAGGATCTTTCGCTGCAGATGACGGTTATCATGACGATATCGTTATGACTTTGGTTCTTTTTGCTTGGTTGTCAACCCAGCCATACTTTAAGGAGCTTACTGACGTTAATATGAGAACTGTTATATACGAAAAACAAATACAAGCAATAGAAGAACAGTTAACACCATTCGGGTTTATTTCGGATGGCAGGGAAGAGGAAGCTGCGCCTTTGAATTTCTAAAAATGCGAAATTACTAAATAATACTATGCAGTCCGTGCTCCTCAGCAAACAAAATAACATGTATATGTAATAAGGAGAATTACAATGCCTTTCCAACTTAGTCCTGGCGTTGCAGTCGTAGAAAAAGATTTCACTTCAATTGTTCCAGCAGTATCTACTTCTGCTGGTGCTTTTGCTGGCGCATTTGCGTGGGGTCCTGTAGAGGATCCTGTTCAGATCGCTTCTGAAAACGAACTTGTTGACAGATTCGGTAAAGCTACCGACAACAATTTTATCCCTTTCTTGACAGCAGCAAACTTCCTATCATACGCTAATAACCTGTTGGTTGTTCGTACTGATGGTACAAGTCTTAAAAATGCGGTGTCATCTGGTACACCAATCGTAATCAAAAACGCAGATACTTATGCTTCCAGCTTTGCAACTGGCCAAGCAAACGTAGGTGAGTTCGCTGCCAAATATCCAGGAACATTGGGTAACTCTTTAGAAGTTATCGCAGTGGACAAGGATTCATGGTCTGCTTTCCAAACTGCTCAACCAGCAGTTGCTGCTCAGTTTGAGTTCTCTCCAGACACTTCACCTTATGCTAAGAATGCTGGCAAAACAGGTGCTGAAGATGAATTGCACATTTTAGTCCTAGACAAGAATGGTGCATGGTCTGGTGTAGCAGGAACTGTTCTAGAAAAATTCGTTGGTCTATCTAAAGCATCTGATGCTAAGAGATTAGATGGTTCAAACAACTACTACAAAGATGTACTTAACAGCCAATCTAAGTATATCTGGTGGATGGATCACTCAACTGCTCTTGCTTCTACTGGCGCTGAATGGGGTACTGCTGTTACAACAATCGGTTCTGCTCAGTACAAAGCATTAACTGCTGCATTAGATATTACTCTAACAGGTGGTGCTGATGACTTCGCTCCAACTGCAGGCAATCAACAAACTGCTTATACAATCTTCGCTAACGATGAATTGTATGACATCTCTCTAGTGATCGCAGGTAAGGCATCTTCTACTGTTGCTACTCACATTATTAACAATATTGCAGAAGTGCGTAAAGATTGCGTTGTGTTCATTTCACCAGAAGACGCTGATGGTTCTATCATCCTTGGCTCTGACGCTGCTGCTATTACAAAAATTACTGCATACCGTGATGCTCTACCAAGTTCATCATACGCAGTTCTTGACTCAGGTTTCAAATATCAATACGACCGTTACAACGATAAGTTCCGTTACGTTCCATTGAATGGTGACGTAGCTGGTCTATGTGCTCGTACTGATTACACAACAGATCCATGGTTCTCTCCAGGTGGTCTAAATCGTGGTCAAATTAAGAACGTAGTTAAATTGGCAGTTAATCCAGGTAAGACACAACGTGATACACTTTACAAGAAAGGTGTTAACCCAGTTGTTACATTCCCAGGAGAAGGAACTGTTCTATTTGGCGACAAGACTCTATTGGCTGCACCAAGTGCGTTTGATAGAATTAACGTGCGTCGCTTGTTTATCGTTCTTGAAAAAGCGATTGCAACTGCTGCTAAATTCCAATTGTTCGAGTTCAACGATTCGTTTACTCGTGCTCAGTTCCGTAACCTAGTTGAGCCATTCCTACGTGACGTTCAGGGACGTCGTGGTGTGACTGACTTCCGTGTTAAGTGCGATGACACTAACAACACTGGCGAGGTAATTGATCGCAATGAATTCGTTGCCGAGATCTTCGTTAAACCAAATCGTTCTATTAACTTTATCACTCTAACTTTCGTTGCTTCACGTTCATCAGTGAACTTTAACGAAATTGGTGGATAATACCTAAATAATAGAAGAAAGAATTAAGGAGATATTAAATGGCAAATATTGCTGATTTTAAAGCGCAACTGGTTGGAGGCGGTGCTCGTCCTAACCAGTTCCGTGTAGAACTTGCTTTCCCTTCATATGTTACTGCTGGGATTATCGCAGGTACTCGTGCTCAGTTTTTATGTAAAGCTGCGCAATTACCTGCTGCTACGATTGAAGACATCCCTGTCCAATATCGTGGTCGTGCTGTTCACTTTGCTGGCGAGCGTACGTTTGCTCCATGGACTGTTTCGATTATTAATGACACAACATTCAATATTCGCAATGCGTTCGAACAATGGTCAAACGGTGTTCAAAACTTGACAACTACAAACGGTAGAACTAACCCACGTGATTATCAAGTTGACTTGAACGTGCATCAGCTAGACCGTAACGGTGGTATCATTAAGTCTTACAAATTTGTGGATGCATATCCAACAAACATTGGAGCGATTGCTTTAAGTTTTGATACAACAAATGCTATCGAAGAATTCGAAGTAGAATTTACATACAACTTCTGGTCATCTAATACTGCGACAGCATCTGGTGTTGGCGTGAACGTATCGATCGATACACCGATCGGTTCACTACCAATCCGTATCTAATACAATTTTTTATAATTATTTGAGAGTAGGTCAGAATGGCTGAATTATTTGGTTTTGAGATAAAGCGAAAGAAACAGAAAGAGGTGGCAAGCATCGTCTTGCCATCTCCTGACGATGGCAGCACGATCGTAAACAGTGCTGGGGGTTACTATGGGATGGTTCTTGATCTAGATTCTTTAATCAAGAACGAGAACGATCTTATTAAGAAATATAGAGAGATCGCACAATATCCAGATTGCGATGCAGCGATTGAAGATATTGTAAACGAAGCGATTGTATCTGAAGACAATAAGTCTCCAGTTAACATTGTATTAGATCATGTTAAATTATCACCAAGTATTAAGAATAAAATTCAAGATGAATTTGCTAATATTCTTAAGGTGTTAAAATTTGAAGAGAAATGCAATGACATGTTTCGTTCATGGTACATAGATGGCAGACTCTATTACCATATTTTATTAGACGTCAATAAGCCAAAAGATGGCATTATTGAATTAAGATTTATTGATCCACGCAAGATCCGTAAGATTAAAGAAGTTATTAAAGAGCGTGGACAAAATGGTGCTGAGATTGTTACAGGTGTTGAAGAATACTACATCTATAACGACAAAGGTATTACTGAAGGTAGAACGCAAGGAATCAGACTTTCACTTGATTCTGTAATTTTTGTTCCTTCAGGTGTAGTTGATAATAACACTGGTATGACATTGAGTCATTTGCATAAAGCAATTAAACCAGTAAATCAACTTAAGATGATTGAAGACTCTTTGGTCATCTATAGAATTACTAGAGCACCAGAGCGTAGAGTTTTCTATATTGATGTCGGTAACTTGCCTAAGTTAAAAGCTGAGCAATATGTTAACGACATTATGAATAAGTTTAAGAATAAAGTTGTTTACGATGCTACTACAGGTGAAGTCAAAGATGACAGAAAACACCTTAGTATGCTTGAAGACTTTTGGATGCCACGTCGTGAAGGTGGTAAAGGAACTGAGATTACTACGCTACAAGGTGGTCAAAGTTTAGCAAACATCGAAGACGTTGAATATTTCCAAAATAAACTTTATCAAGCATTAAGTGTTCCTGTAACACGTCTAAGACAAGATACAGGATTTACCTTAGGTAAAGCATCTGAGATTACACGTGACGAAGTTAAGTTTAGTAAATTTATTAATCGTCTACGTAAAAAGTTTTCAAAGGTATTCTTAGATACATTAAGAGTACAGCTAATTGCTAAGTCTATTATTAGCCCAGATGATTGGGAAGACTTATCGTTAGAGCAGGATATTAAATTTGACTTTATGAAGGATAACTTCTTCGCAGAGTTAAAAGGTACTGAAATTTTACAAGGTCGACTAAACATGCTTCAAGCAGTTGAACCTTACGTTGGTAAATATTATTCAGTCGAGTGGGTTCGTAAGAACGTCTTACATCAAACAGACGAAGAGATCGAAGAGATCGATGGTCAGATTGATAGTGAGCAAGAGAAAATTTCTCAGTTACAGTTTGCGCCAACACCAGTTACGCAACAACCTGATGAGATTGCCCCAGAAGCTGATGGTGAAACACAGAATGTTCCTTAAGGAGAATAACAGATGAGTACAAGAGATTTAGTTGATGCTATGGTTGCTGGTAAATCGGTCGACATGGAATCCGCATTTAATTCATGCGTTGCAGAACGTGTTGCTGAAAAGTTAAACCAAATGAAAGTGGATCTTGCACAAACAATGTTCCAAAGTTCAGAAGAAACAGAAACCGCTGTAGAAGAGTAATCTAATGCTACAGTTTTCGTCATTAAGAAAAAAGATTTTAGGTGCGACGAACATCGCAGAATCTTTTTTATACGGTAAGAATAGATCTAATGTAAAAATTACGTCAGATCTATCTGTATACATTAATGGCGAAAAGTTAGATGTAGAATTTTCGAGTTTAGAAGAAGCCAGAGAATACAGTAAAGAGCATATATCTACACAAGAAATATTAGAAAGTATCGATATAACAATACCAGAAAATAAAGTAGCGTCATATATTAAGAAACACTACAATATAGAAAAGATAACCGATACTTTGATCGAGTCATATATTGAATTGGCTTCTTCTAACATTTTTACAGTAGACCCTGTTATTCTTGAAATGAAGACAGGCTCTACGCTAATCGCTGGAAAATTAGACTATACGCTAGAAGATGGTACTGTAGTTGCTATTGACGAATCTACTCAATCTAACCTAAATATGTTATTGAAAGACCGTCCCGAGATAGTTGAGTACATGAGAGAATCTAAGGATAATTTTATGCGTATTGTTAGAGACATTAAAGGGTAAGAAATGGCTGCTACTAAAACAGTAACAAAGAAAACAAATAAAGATGCGATCGTTAGAATCGTTGCGACAGCTGCGAATGACACATCAACGATTGACCTTCAAACCGATCTTAAACTTACAAACGAAACATTAGGCGCAGCCCAAAAGGTTTATATTTCAGCTGCTTATTTTAGCACAGCTGCGAATGTAAGTTTAACTAGAAACAGCGTAGTAGTTGCTAACTACTTTGGTGGTGGCGATCATATCGATGCTGAGTGGGTTCTTACCGATCAAGAAACACACGATATCGTTGTTACCTTTGGTGGCGCTGGAATGATTATGTTGCATCTTAAGAAAATTGATGGATATAATGATCCAATCGAAACTGCAGCTTTCGGTATCTATGATGACGAAACTGTTGTAGGGAGTTAATCAATGAAACTCATTAGAGAAGAAGTACAAGACATTAAGTTTGTTGTAGAAGAAAAAGTAGGAAAGAAAAAAGACTACTTTATTGAAGGTATCTTCTTGCAAGCTGATATTAAAAACCGTAACGGTCGCATGTATCCATCTGAAATTATGGATAAAGAAGTTGCTCGTTACATGGAAGAAACAGTGCAGAATAATCGTGCCTTTGGCGAACTGGGACATCCAGACGGTCCAGGCATTAACCTTCATCTTGTTTCGCATATGATTACATCATTGCGCAAGGAAGGTAGTAACTACGTTGGTAGAGCAAAGATTTTAGAAACACCAAATGGTATGATCGCTAGAGGTCTTTTAGACGGTGGCGCAAACCTTGGAGTTTCTTCAAGAGCAATGGGTTCACTTAAAGAAAACAAAGACGGTGTCCAAATTGTTCAAGACGATTTCATGTTGTCAACCGCAGCAGATATCGTTGCCGACCCTTCAGCACCAGATGCTTTCGTTCGTGGCATTATGGAAGGTAAGGAGTGGGTTTTCGTTGATGGGAAATTTGTGGAGAAACATATAGATGAAGTTAAGCGTGTAATACGTAAGACATCATCGAAGAATTTAACGGAAGCCAAGATCCGTGCTTTCCAGAATTTTTTGAGTAAAATCAAATAATTTATAAATAATTACAATAGAACTCATCCAGTTACAGGAGACCAAAGATGTCAATTGAAAAGAAAATTGCCGAGATGCTAGCTGAATCACAAAAGCTGCAGGCATCGTTGGGCGAAGAACAAAATCCAGACAATAAGAGAAATGATGTTCGCGAGCCAACAGCACCAACAACTAAGAAAGGTGATGTTAAGAGCAATGCTTCAGCTCCAGAATCATCAAATCTTAAAGCAGTAAAAGAAGAAGACGAAACAATCGAAGACGAAACTCTAGTAGAAGAAGAGATCGTTGAAGAAGAAATCGTTGACGAGAAGAAAGAAAGAGAAATCACAGTTGATGTCAGCGAAGATGTAGCTGCTCTTGTTAACGGTGAAGGTCTTTCAGAAGAATTTAAAACTAAAGCTGCAACAATTTTTGAAGCAGCAGTAGTTACTCGAGTTAAGCAAGAAGTCGCTAAACTCGAAGAAGAGTTTGATGCAAAACTTGCTGAGCAAGTTGAGAGCTTCAAAGAGGGTCTTGTTGAAAAGGTTGATGGATATCTCAACTATATGGTTGAGCAGTGGATTGCAGATAATGAACTTGCCCTTGAATCTGGTATTAAGTCTGAAATTATGGAAGACTTTATCGAGAAGATTAAAGTTGCTTTCCAAGAGTCTTACATTGAAATTCCTGAAGAGCGTTTCGATGTATTGGCAGACATGGAAGAAAAACTTCAGTCTCTTGAATCCAAACTTGACGAAACTGTCGCTAAGAATGTTGAATTGACAAAGTCTATCAATGAGTCTGCTCGTCAGGCAACAATTGATGCTTATGTTAAAGACATGGCTGACACAGAAGTAGAGAAGTTTAAGTCTTTAGCAGAAGAATTGGCTTATGATGATGCTGAGTCATTTAAGGCAAAACTTCAGACAATACGTGAAAACTACTTTACTAAGAAGGCAACTTCAGAAGTTAAGTCTGTTGTAACAGACAGCGCAGTAGAAGAGCTAAAAGAAGAGAAGGTCGTTGACCCATCTGTTAAGGCTTATCTAGCTGCATTTAACAGTATCAAGAAATAATAACAATCCACATTAGGAGTAAACAATGGACCGCACAGATCTATTAAAAAAATGGGCACCGATTCTAGAACATGAATCAATGCCAACAATCAAAGACAACTACCGTAAGGAAGTTACAGCTGTTCTACTAGAGAACCAAGAAAAGGCTCTTAAAGAAGAACGTCAACAACTATTTGAGACAACTCCAGTTAACGCTGCTGGTGCTGGTATCTCTCTTGGTGGCGCAGGTACTAACGCTAATATGGCTGGCTATGACCCAGTTCTTATCAGCCTAGTGCGTCGTGCAGCTCCACAAATGATCGCTTATGACATTTGCGGTGTTCAGCCAATGACACAACCAACTGGTCTTATCTTCGCAATGAAGAGCAAATACAGCGCACAAAACGGTGCTGAAGCTCTTTACAACGAAGCTGACACATTGTTCTCTGGTACTGGTGACCGTGACAGCGGTACTTCTGGCTACCAAGGCGCACGTGGTAACAACCCATATGACACCAACTATGACATCGGTCGTGGTATGACTACAGCTACTGCTGAAGATCTAGGTGGCGCAAATACTTTCAACGAAATGGCTTTCTCTATCGAGAAAACTAGCGTGACTGCAAAGACACGTGCTTTGAAAGCTGAATACACAATCGAACTAGCACAAGACTTGAAATCAGTTCATGGTCTTGATGCTGAAGGCGAATTGTCAAGCATCCTTTCAACAGAAATCTTGGCTGAAATCAACCGTGAAGTTGTACGTACTGTGTACTCTTCTGCTAAGGTTGGTGCTCAAGCTGGAACAGCAAACGCTGGTGTGTTCGACTTAGACGTTGACGCTAACGGTCGTTGGTCTGTTGAGAAGTTCAAAGGCTTGCTATTCCAAATCGAGCGTGAAGCAAACGCAATTGCTCAACAAACTCGTCGTGGACGTGGTAACTTCATCATCTGCTCTAGCGATGTTGCTTCTGCAATGGCTATGGCTGGTGTTCTTGACTATACTCCAGCTCTTGCTGGCAACAACGGTTTGAATGTTGATGAGTCTTCAACAACTTTCGCTGGTGTTCTAAATGGTCGCTACAAAGTTTATGTTGACCCATATACAGTTGCTAACGCATCTGCTGGTACTGGTCAACAGTTCTTCGTGGTTGGTTACAAAGGCACTTCAGCATTCGATGCTGGTTTGTTCTACTGCCCATACGTTCCTCTACAATTGGTTCGTGCAATCGACCCAGCTACTTTCCAACCAAAGATTGGTTTCAAGACTCGCTACGGCATGGTCTCAAATCCATTCGTTCAATTGGACGGTTCTGGCAACATGGTTGCTGGCGAAAACTACTACTACCGCAAGGTACGTGTAAACAACCTAATGTAATTGGTTGAGCCACCAATAAGAGTGGTATTTAAAAGGGAGACTTCGGTCTCCCTTTTTTTATCTTATAAATAGTCATATTACCTATTAGAGATAACACTATGGCGCAAGTTTTAACCTGTCCTGTTCCAGACAATATCAATTTTTTAAGTCCTAACGGATTTAAACTCTCTATTGAGAAATTGCCTGAGTTAACATTTTTCGCACAAGAAGTAAACCTTCCTGGACTCCAATTAGGTGAGCCAGAGTTTGGTACACCATTCTCACGTGTTCCTGTTCCTGGCGAAACATTAACCTATGATTCTTTTGAGATTCGTTTTATGGTTGATGAAAGGATGAAAAACTACAAAGCAATTTATAGTTGGATGATTGCTCTTGGATTCCCAGAGTCATACTCTCAATATGTAAATTTTGTTGATGCTGCTGAGTTGAACAATATCAGCGAATTGGCATCAAACTATTCTGATGCTACTTTGCAAATCTTAACAAACGTGAATACAGATAATCAACTCGTGCAGTTCTATGATTGTTTTCCTGTAAGTTTATCGTCAATGATTTTCCAAACGCAAAACCAAGACGTACAGTACATTGGAGCAACTGCTACGTTTAAATTCTCATACTACAAGTTCTTGTAAACAAATTTACAATTATTGACATTTAGGGTATAATAGAGTATATACCTACGGAGATTATTATGAACATTGAACAATTACAAGAGATGTGGGCGGTCGACTGCCAGATAGACGATGATCGTCTTGACAAAGAAGCAGTCAGAACACCTAACCTGCACTCGAAATATCTAAACATTCTAATCGCAAATAAATTGAAACTTGCTAAAGTCAAGGCAGACTACAACACACTTAGACAAGCAAAGTTTCGTTACTATCGTGGCGAGATGGGTAAACAAGAATTAGAAGATTATGGATGGGGGCAGTGGCAAGGCGCAAAGCCACTTAAGAATGAAATGGATGAATTTCTATCTGGCGACGCAGAATTAAATAAAGAATATGTCAGGATGGAATATGTTTCTGCCATAGTTACCTTCTGCGAATCTATCCTTAATCAAATTAAATCAAGAGACTTTCAAATCAAAGGTGCGATTGACTGGAAGAAATTTATTAGTGGTGCTTAATGAAGTTAAAGATTGAAAAACTAGACAATGTATACGTAAGGGTTCTTTCAGAAGATGAAGGAATCTTATACGAACTTGCAGAGTTCTTTACATATGAATATCCAGGAGCAAGGTTTACACCACAGTATCGTGCTAGACTTTGGGACGGTAAAGTCCGTATGTATGATATTATGCGCAAGACTCTTTACGTTGGTCTAGTAAAGTATGTTGAAAGTTTTGCGTTTGAACGTGGGTATGAAATTGAGTGGGTAAATCAAGTTATCACTCAAACTAATGTTGACTTAGAAACTGTTTCTAAATTTGCTGCTTGGTTAAACCCAATGGGACACGGTAAACCTATCGAGATCCGTGACTACCAATTAGAAGCAGTACATAAAGCGATTCAAGATGAACGAACTTTACTCTTATCGCCAACTGCATCAGGTAAGTCGTTTATTATCTATACAACTATGAGATGGCATTTAAATGAAGGACGTAAACAAATTATTATTGTTCCTACTACATCTCTAGTTGAGCAACTATACGCAGACTTTGCGGACTACTCATCTGCTAATGGGTGGAGGGTTGATCGACACTGCCAGAAACTATACTCTGGCTTCCCTAAAGAATTTAATTCAGACGTGCTAATTACTACATGGCAGTCTATCTACAAACAACCAAAAAGTTGGTTTAACCAATTTGAAGTAATCTTTGGTGACGAAGCGCATCAATTTAAAGCCAAGTCGTTAACTACTGTAATGGAAAAATTGACAGAGGTTAGATATAGAGTTGGTACTACAGGAACGCTAGACAATAAGAAAGTACATAAACTTGTACTGGAAGGTATCTTTGGACCGATGCATAGGGTTACTACCACTAAGCAACTAATGGAGAGCCAGAGACTAGCAAACCTAAATATAACATGTATACTACTAAAATATGATGACATAACACGTCAGGGTAGAAAGAATAACCAATATCAAGACGAGATGGACTTTTTAGTTTCTCACGACAAGAGAAACAATTTTATTTCTAATTTGGCATTAAAGTCAAAGGGAAATACTCTTGTTCTTTTCCAGTATGTAGAGAAACATGGTAAAGTCTTACACGATATAATTCTGTCTAAAGTTCACGAGGATAGAAAAGTATTTTTCGTTTATGGTGGTACCGAAACAACTGATAGAGAAGCCATCCGTCATATTACTGAGGGCGAAGAAGACGCTATCATTATTGCTTCGTTTGGTACCTTCTCGACAGGTATTAATATACCTTCGATTGAAAATGTTATTTTTGCTTCACCTTCTAAGAGCAAGATCCGCAACCTACAAAGTATTGGTCGTGGCTTAAGATTAAAAGAAGGTAAGACTGAATGTAACTTGTATGATATTGCTGACGACCTATCATGGAAGTCTTGGAAGAATCATACATTGCATCACTTTGCGGAAAGAATAAAAACCTATTCCGAAGAGAAGTTTGATTACAAGTTAGTAGAGGTCAAGATATGACAGAAGATAAGTATATCTTTTTGAGAATGTATAACGGTGACCAGTTGATGGCAACCAAATTATTTGAAAACAACGAAGTTATCACAATTGAGTTTCCTATGATAATTCGTATGTTTCCAAGGTTAGAGTCAACAGGTCTTGTTGAACAAATTACATCTGGTCCATATTGTCAGTTTACTGAGGATAAGGTTTTTACTTTTCAAAAGAAAGACATCTTATTTTCTAAGAAGTTGCATGAGGTAATGATTCCTCATTACGAGAGAATGATCCACGAGCATGAAACAGAAGTAGATGTTGACGAGAAGCAAGCTGCGGAAGGCAATCTCGAGACTGATGAAACTGTAGAGAATATTGCTAAAGCAGTAGATCAGCTTCATAATATTTTCGAGAGAGCAAGGAAGAGAAGAGAACTAAGGGAAGAGGAAGAGATTCCTTTTACTGTCGTTCCTGGTAATGAAACTAAACATTAGTTCCTATCTTCAACCCTGACACCGTAATTATGCCTGTTGTCAAGTTTGGAAGCAAATATATTTTCCAATAAAACAAACTTGCTTTTTAAAGATAATTAAAGTATAATGATTACAGTTGGTTAAAACAAAAAATAAGGTTTAAATTATGGCAACACATTATGTAAACAATGCTGAGTTACTAGCAGCATTAATTGAGTATAGGAAGAAAATCGCTGAGGCGCATGAATCAGGTGAAGCTGAACCAAGAGTCCCAGAATATGTTGGAAAGTGTATTTTACAAATTGCTACACACTTATCATATAAACCGAATTTTCTAAACTATACTTACCGTGAAGAGATGATTAGTGATGGTATTGAAAACTGCATCCAGTATGTAAAAAATTTCGATCCAGATAAATCTAAAAATCCCTTTGCTTATTTTACACAGATTATATGGTATGCTTTTCTGAGACGCATTCAAAAAGAAAAGAAACAAAATTATGTGAAACAAAAAATGATTCAAGATATGCCCTTTGATGCTTTTGAGTTACAAGAGCATGACGAAGACGGACTATATAATAATGCGTATGTTGATTATTTACAGATGAACAACAATACTGATGTTCCTGTTAAACCGAAAAAAACTAAAAAGCGTTCTACGCTAGAAGACTTTACCGAAGGAGATTTTAATGGCTAAGACTTATGAAGTTTACCATAATGGCGAATGGATCCCAGCAACTTTCATTAAAGAAGCTGACGCTGATCGTGTTTGGATTGAATACGACCACGTTGAAGACGATGAAGAAGGTGTTCCAAAAGAAGCTGTGAAACGTCAAATTAATGCACTAGTGAGCGATTTAAAAGTTACTGAATAATTAGTCAGGATATATTATGAAGACTGCGATAATAACTGACCAGCACTTTGGTGCACGCAACGATTCAGTTGCGTTTTTGAATTTCTATGAAAAGTTTTATGATACAATTTTCTTTCCTAAGTTAAAAGAGGAAGGAATCACCACATTATTGATTCTTGGTGATACGTTTGATAGACGTAAGTATGTAAACTTCTTCACCCTAAAAAGAGCAAAGCAAATGTTCTTTGATCGGTTAGAAGAACTTGGTATTACCGTGCATATGCTTGCAGGTAATCATGATACTTACTTTAAAAATACCAACGATGTAAACTCTGTTGATTTGTTATTGGCAGAATACAGTAACATCAATATCATAGATTCGCCTACAACTATTTACGTAGACGACATTCCTATCTGTATGATGCCTTGGATCTGTGCTGATAATTACAGCGATTCTATTGAAACTCTAAAAAACACTCCAGCTGAAATTTGTATGGGTCACTTTGAGATCGCAGGGTTTGCCATGTATAGAGGAATGGAAAGCCATGACGGACTTGATCCTTCTTTGTTTAAAAAGTTTGACTGTGTTTTTAGTGGTCATTATCACCATCGCAGTAGTAAAGATAACATCACTTATGTTGGAAACCCATATGAACTTACTTGGCAGGATTATAACGATCCTCGTGGTTTCCACACCTTTGATCTTAGCACTCGCAGTCTCACTTTCGTAGAAAACCCCTACACGATGTTTGATCGTTATGAATATGACGACAACACACCAGAAGCAGAAACACTTGATGTATCTAGATTTGGTGAAAAGTTTGTTAAGATTGTTGTTGTAAACAAAGCAGACTTTTACAAGTTTGACAAATTCCTCTCAAGGGTATATACTAATAATCCTCCACCATATGAAGTAAAAATCATTGAAGATTTTTCTGCCTTCAATGAAGGAGAAGTTTCTTCTGAAATTAACTTGGAAGATACGCAGACAGTTTTGAGTGAATACATTGATTCTATTGAAACTGATCTTGATAAAGAAAAGATTAAAACATTTGTTAAGACACTTTACACTGAGGCAATTAACGTAGAGGTGGTTTGATGCAGCAACTTGAGATTCAATATTTTTTTCCGTTGACGGAACAGATTCCGCTCGATCTTGATTATACAAAAACACTTGAGTATATTGAAGAGCAACGAAAGAAACTAATTCAAAACTCTATCACCCTATCTTCTATGGCTGTTGGTAATGGTTACGCTGCTGTAACATTAACTACTAATGCCATTGACTGGGAAAACAGTACTAGACTTGGTAGCTGGGAAATTGAAAACAATAAACGCAAACCTACTTTCTTACAGAAGGTATTGATGAAAAAAATATTTGGTATGAAATGGATGGGTAAATGATTGAACTGAAGAAGGTAACTTGGAAAAACTTTTTATCTACAGGCAACTCTCCCAATACGGTTGAATTAAATCGTTCTCTTACTACACTAATCGTTGGTAAGAACGGTGAAGGTAAATCAACTATTTTGGATGCTCTTTGCTTTGGTCTGTTTGGCAAACCCTTCCGTAATATCAACAAGAACCAACTAATCAATAGTATCAATCTTAAAAATTGTCTTGTTGAAATTGAGTTTAGTATCGGCTCAGCTGAATATAAAATTATCCGTGGCATCAAGCCAAACATCTTTGAGATCTATCAGGGAACAACCCTTCTCAATCAAGACTCTGCATCAAGAGATTATCAAAAGATCCTTGAGCAGCAAATCCTAAAGTTAAACTATAAAACATTTACGCAAGTAGTCATTCTGGGTTCAGCATCGTTTGTTCCTTTTATGCAGCTACCATCTAACCAGCGTAAAGATGTTATTGAAGATATTTTGGATATCCGTATCTTCTCAACAATGAACACTCTCTTAAAAGAGAAAAGCGCAAAATCAAAAATGGAGTTGCTCGATGTTGAATCTACTTTATCGAAATCAAGAGCCGAAGTTGACGCACAACAAAAACTTATTAAGTCTCTGGTGCAATCCAAAAATGAATACATCGATTCTATTCAACAAAAGATCACAGCAAATAATTTGGAGATTTCAACCATCACAACTAACATTGAGGGAACGAATGTTAGAGTTGATGCACTACGAGAGAGTATAAAGGATAGGACTGACGTAGAAGAAGGTATTGACAAACTCATTAATTCTTTAAACCGAAAGAAAGAAAAGAATACAGAGATCGATACACATATCGAGTTCTT